TAGTGTAGCGACTATATATATATAATATTATAATATCCTTATAACATGGGTAGGTTTTAATCACCTCTGAGAATCAACTACTTACATAAATAACCTTCATAAACCTATCAAAAATCAACCAAAATAACTTCTCTAATACAATTTACTAGTCAAATAGAGAAAGTGTCTTAAATGAGCTAAAAAGTACCTTAAATTGAACGTGGGTATTTTTAGTAGATTGGAAAAAGCTCACTGAAAAAGTCGGCAGGGTTTAGCTTGGGGTAATGCCTTATAGGTGAAGAAAAAATATTTGGCACGGTTTTTGCTAATTAAATTTAATACTAACCAAGAAAAAAAAACTTAATAAAATGATAGCCATATCCAACGATTTATTCAGTAAGAAACAAAGATTAAACCCATACAGCATTCTTAACCAGTTATTAGGAGGTGATGGGATTAAGAATTTCACTCTAGTTTTCGTATCAAGGAATCCAGAGAGAGATGCAAAAGAAAATATGTCTGAGATTCTAAAAAATAGCGCGAAGGTAATTTATGAAACTTCAACCGGAATTAGAAATCAGGACAAAATGTCACCCGCTATGTTAGACAATATGCTAAACAAGTATGACACGCCTAATCACATTATTATCTTCAAGGACTTTTTAGACTCTGTTAATGTTTATGATAGAGCTAAGTGTAGATTTCAGTCTTTGATGCATAAGCTTAGAGATAGGGATTGTCAGGTTTTAGTGAATTATGACTTAGAGGAATTTAGAAGACAATCAGATAAAAACATAAACTGGTCATACAGAAAAGGGAAATCAGAAGTGGCTAAAATATTCCATAAATCCCTTAGAAATCCAGAGAACGCTTATATCCTAAACCTTGAGAGAGAGAAGTACTTTAAAGGTTACGATCCAAGAAATTTCAAAAGCTTAAGATTACCTGAGATTGATAAAGAGGAAGCTGCCTATAGAGAGAAGGTTGTATACACTATAGAGGCTCTTAAATCTTTTGTTAATAGTCTTAAGTGTAATTTTGAAGTATTTGAAGGGAATTATCATCCGAAAAAGGGTGTAGTAAGTATTGCTGAAACTGGAAATAAGACGATACTTGATTACCTAGAATATTCCAAAAGATCTAAAGCTGAAAAGTTCTGGGATACTAAAAATTGCTCTTGGCGTAGTGATGATAATAATACCTTCTATCCACCTAAAGCAGTATACTTAGATAATAGAACTAGCCCTACCTTTGATCGGAATAGTAGCTTGTGCATGAAAAAGGATATAACTTATAGTGAGGGAGCTTTTGAATTTACAGGAATAACTCCTTTATATACTCTCCGAATGTACTTTTACCTAAAATATAACCTAGCACAAAATGGTATGGGAGAAAAGATACTAAACAACTCGAAAGAATTACCTCAAGGATTACGACACTACCCTCAGAGAATAAGATGGATGTTGGAATATTATAATGAAGGTATGTGTGATGAAGAGGTTATCTATGAGTTTCAAGCTTTAGGAGAGATCTTTAATGCAGGTGAGAGAACTGGTTTATCCTTTGACGATACAGCTTTACTAGTTTTAGAGGCTTGTGAAGATGATAAAGGGTTCTTGCCAACGATTAAAAATGCAATACAACAACAAAAAGAAACAGAAATAACAGTATAAATTTCAATAACTTTTACTCAACTGAGAAGGACTTTTGGCATAACTTTTGATATAAACTTAAAATGATGTACCTAGTAGAAAGACATATAATAAAGAATAATAAAGAGTTAGATGAACTATGTTTTAAATCTAAGAATCTCTATAATAAAGCTTTATACTTAGTTAGACAACATTATTTTAATACCAAAAGTTATCTAAATTTCTTTGCGGTTAATAAATTAATGGTTGATTCTAAGGATAAGGATTATTATGCATTACCTACTAAAGTATCTAATCAGACCTTAATGTTACTTGATAGAAACTTTAAGGTATTCTTTGCTTTACTTAAGAAGAAACAAAGCGGTAAGTATAATAAACCTATTAAACTTCCTAAGTATTTAAATAAAGAAGGCAGGTATATAACTACTTTCCCTAAAGATGCAGTATCAAAGAAGTACCTAAAGAAGGGCTTAATTAAGCTATCTAAATTATCTATAGAAATACCTACTAAAAAGGCTAATGAGTCTAACTTAGTTGAAGTAAGAGTTTTACCTAGAAATAACCATCATATAGTTGAAATTATCTATAAAGTTGAACAAAAAGAACCTAAAAGTGATAACGGAAGATACGCTTCTATTGATCTAGGGTTAAACAACTTAGCTACAGTTGCATCTAATGTAGTTGAACCCTTTATTATCAATGGTAGACCTTTAAAATCTATCAATCAATACTGGAATAAAGAAAAAGCTAGACTACAAGCTCACTTAAAAGGTAATAAGAAGACATCAAAAAGGATAAATAGTATAACTAACAAAAGAAATAATAAAGTTAAAGATTATTTACATAAAAGTTCTAGAAGGATAGTGAATTTCCTAGTTTCCAATAATATTAGTACTCTTATAATAGGTTATAACGAGGAGTGGAAACAAAACATTAACTTAGGTAGAACTAATAATCAATCTTTTGTTAATATACCTTTTTATACTTTTATTAATCAGTTAGACTATAAGTGTAAACTAGAAGGTGTCAATGTTATACTTACAGAAGAATCTTATACTTCTAAATGTAGCTTTTTAGATGGTGAAACTATAGAGGAACATGAAAATTATCTAGGTAAAAGAATTAAAAGAGGATTATTTAAATCAGCTGAAGGTAAACTTATTAATGCTGATCTTAATGCTTCACTAAATATTCTAAGGAAAGTAGTTGGAGATTTTAGTTATCCAATAGAGGTGTGTAGTATACCATTAAGAGTTACACTTTAGTGATTCTTATAAAACTTAAGACATTTACTTGTTTTGAGTAACTATTTTTAGCCAAATTTGAGCCTTTGAAATAGACCGGAAAAACCTATGGTTAACGCCTTATATATGTAAGAGAAGAGAAGTAGATTGAATAGCAGAATAGCACATAGGGTTAAATACTCTGATGTTTTGCTTTCAACGTAATAATAAAGGTTAGGGACTAGCCTGGTAACCACTTAGAGTTACTTTGAAGCCTCACTTTAGAGGTAGTTCACTAGTGTAAAGAGAGAAAAAAAAATATAAAGCGAGAGCACATAGGAGAGTTTACCTTCGATGTTTTCCCATTTCTTTTATTACATTGTTTTTTAAAATTATAATCTAAATACCGCTGGCTGAGAGTGAGTAGGCGATCATTATATATGCTTTTAAATTTCAGCTTCGATCTTTACACTTGCAATTCATGTTGAGCAAAACTAAGAAAATCTCATCAGCCAGCGAGCTCAACAATTTTAATAATCGAACAAAATAGATAACAACAGTAGGACATAGCTATTCTCATAAGTGTTAAATGATTTTTTTTTACTGGTTGGTAGTGCGCAGTAGTTCTTTTAAATCGTTCAAGTTGTTGTTATCGTTTTATTTTTACTTTTGAGTTAGGCAAGTTGAATCTACCAACCAGTTCTTGCCTAATTAAAGAGAAACAATATCAAATTTTCATAGGTGTAGGAGTGCGCCATAGGTTTAATAGCCTAAAAGCATAGTGCAACCTACAGCCATTTTATTATTTATTTTGGAGGAGTCAGGGTCTAAAACAGGTCTTGGCTCCTTTTCTTTATGGCGAATTAAATAGAATCATTAACATTTAAATACAGACAATTATGGACTTAGCAACACAAAAATTAGTAGCATTAGTAGTAATCTCAATCTTATTAGCAGGTGGATTACTATTAGTTTATGGACTTAGAATGGTAGACGAAAAACTATCAAAAGAAGACAAAGCAGGAGATAAACTTGGACTCTCTTTATTCTTCGTAGGTGGAGTTTTATTTACAATTCTTTACCTTTATGTATGGTCAAACCCTTAAAACAAAACAAAAAAAAATGACAGGAATAGTAATAATAGTAGTTTACGCATTAGTTAGACTACTTTCAGATGTGGTTTCAAAAGATAACAGTAAACCCACAGAGTAAATGAATAAATAACAATAAAAAGTAAATAATAAATAAAATGGACTTAGCAACAATTAAAACACAACAAGGACGAAGAACAGTAATCCTTGACATTGTAGACGCTAATGACCCAGTATTCTACAACCAAACTCCAGCTAGAAAAGCACCTACTTGGAGTCCTGAAGATTTAGCTGGGGCGTTAAAGAAGAAGCTAGGAATGAACGTAACTCCAGATAAAGCGAGAGATATGTTCATCAAAGCTATCAACCCTACTAGCCATAGATATCTAGATAAAGATCCTGGAGTTAAGGTAGTTAGGGTATGGAGAGGGAAAATAATGTACCTAGTGTTCAACCTTAATAAAGCGTAATAATTATGGAAACAATCTGGTATTACGTAGCGATCTTTGCAGCAGTGTTATATCTAGCGGTTTATGGCTTCTACTTCATTAAAGAGTCAAACCGTCAAACTCGAGATATGGAGAGCGGTGCTGAATCTAAGTTAATCTCATACATCTCAGTAATAGTTTGTATAGGGATTGTGGGCTCATATTTAATTAAAAGAGCAATGTTAACTGTGTAATTAATATCAATAAAACCAAAAAGAAAATGAATACAACAGAAAAATTAGAAAGAATAGTAGCAATCAATGAAGAGATAATAGAAAGATATGAATTCCTCCAAGAAAACTACAACAAACTTCAAGCTGGGTGGGAACAAGTTTTGGAGGAAGGTAAAATTCTCGATTTAGAGGATGTAGTAGGTTGGGATAAGCTATCTAAGAAAATTGACCTACTAGATGAAGCTGAAACAATCCTTAAAAGAGAAAGACAGCTAATTAAAGAACTTGAAGAATTAACAAAATAATCAACTAACAAATAAAAATAATTAAAAATGGCAACAACAAACGTAAATTTAGACATGGATGCAGTATTATATGTTCTTGAGAGTAAAGGACTAAGCATCAATCAAGAAAAAACTGTAGACTTCTTAAATCACATGAAGTTTTACATAAATGATTCCAAGACAGGTCACAAGATCTTCAATGGGGTCATCAAAATGAGATTAATTCCAGGTGATGCTGAGAATTTTATCCTAGAGCTTCCTGTAAGTAGAAAAGAGAGTAAAGAGGTTATAACTAATGTAGCCGCTCTTAAGACTCACTGGGAAAGCTACTTATGGGGATTCAGTAAGGTGTTGGGATTAAATGAAGGGGACTTTTTCGTGAAGATGGTAATCAACAAAAAGCCAACTGTAAATGTTTCGGAGGAGTTTGATTCTCTATATGCTCTAGTTAAAGATGGGGTTGAGTATAGAATATTAGTCTCTCAAACGGCTCGTATAGACTTTACCACAATGTACAGCCTCTTAGATACTGAGAAGGAAGTAAAAGGTGAGTCTGAGGGTGGATTAGTAGTAGAGCTTCAAGACAAAGTTTATAAGTTCTTCAAAGATAGAGTGGAGGACATAAAGGGTAAAATCATAACTATTGACCAGAGAATTATTAAACGATTCCAGGCTAGGTTAGAAAGATACCATGAGACTAGAGACTTTGCAGGAGTTCTTGGCTAGACTATGGAAGAAAAATTTATATACATTGACCTTGAAACTAGTGGACTCGATGTTAGTAAAGATGGCATTGTTTCTGTTAGTTTCAGGGATTCATCAGGAGAGACATTAGATTTAAAAGTGAACCCAGAAGTTGATATTAGTGAAGAAGCTGCTGGGATACACGGATATTCTAATGAGAGCGTTAAGGGGTTTAAAACTTTAGGTGAGTACAAATCTGAAATCGAAGCGTACTTTAAAGCTAGACCTGATTTTACATTGGTAGGACATAATATTAAGAAGTTTGACCTGCCGTTATTACAGAATCAGCTCTACAAGTATGGTATTGATGTTTGCTTACTAGACTTTAAGGTTTTAGACACTCTACAGATCGAGAAGCACATTTTAAAGATGGACTTAGAATCGGTTTATGAAAGGTATACAGGAAAAAGCCTAGAAACTCATCATAATTCAACTCAAGATGTTTTAGCGACTATAGAGATACACAAAGGTCAGATGTCGTCTAAAAAGTACGTTAAATCGCTTGAGGAGATAAATGAGGGAGATAATACTGTTGACTTTGCAGGAATACTTGTAAGGATAGACGGTAAGATCTGCTGGAACATAGGTAAACATAAAGGAACTCCTGTATTCGAAGAGCTAGATTACTTAAAGTGGGCAATAAAGAATGAGGTCCTGCCTAAGTATCTAGTGGATTGGTTAAGAAAGAATTGGAGTAATAAGTAATGAAGAGATTAAACTTAAACCTCTGCAGTGTATCTGAAATTAAGTACTTTAGGGAGTTTTGTAGAGCTGCAGGAATAGAACTACCAGATGACTACGAAGAGATAATGGAGGGGAGCATTTTGGATACTGGATCATATGAAGAGGAGTATATCGATGCAACTATTGTCTTTGATGAGTTCGGTAAAGTGAGAATAGATCCTGAGAGAGATGGAGATGATAATTTTGTAACCATATTCAGCTTTGAGGTTTTCTCTTATCTCTACAATGAATTAAACAATCTTGAAAACCTGTACACAACAATAGTTAAAAGTAAGGGGTATGGTTGTAAAGCTCCAAGAGTAAAACAAGTAAGTAACAATTAATAAAAAAAAAGTCATGACAAAAATTAAAAGATTAAGCCTCTCGTTATTAGATAATTCAGAGGTTTCAATGTTTAAAAGTATCTGCAAAATTCAAGGTATAGAGTTACCAGCAGATTTTAGTGAGAGGCTAGTTAACTTAGATGAGACAGAGTTCTTTATGGGAGACGCCCCTTATATAGTGTTTAATGATTTAGGGGAAGTTGTATTAGCAGATGATCCTGATGAAGATTTTGTTTGGCTTAATGGACTGGATGGATTTATGTATATCTGTGAGAAGTTCCAAGATCAGGAGGCTATTATAGAAGATCTTAAGAATACTGGAACTTTTGAAAACCTATACATTAAGCTATTAGAAGAGGCTGACATGGATTTTAGTTTTGATGAACCTGAAAGCTGGGATACAGAAGAGGATGATGAAGAGGATTGTGAGTGTGAATGTCCAGAATGTAAACTTGAGGAATTAGTTGAAGAAGTGAGGTCAATTTCAAAATCAGAAGTAGAAGCTCCATTTAAACTAATTTTCCTAGATCCTCATCAATTAAGACTAGCAGTAGAAGGATTAGAAGCGATGGGATTAGAGGCAAAAGAAACCGTTAGAGATACAGATTTATTCTTAGCGGTGTATGATGATAAAACTTTTGAAACATTTGAATCATCTAGAGTTTACTTGGGGTTAGATATACCTGAAGGAGTGAATTATGAGATGTTTCCAGTGATTTCATTGTTTAATATAAAAGGGTAACGGAAGTGAGGAGCTTGGAGTTTGTGTATATAGATTTATTTTGATTTTAAGAATTGAGAGTAACTATGGCACGGCTTCAGGCTCCTATCACTTTCTTTTTTTTTTCAACAATTTAACAACAACAGAAAAATGAATAAAATAATTAAAATGCTCCTAGTCTTTATTGTAATTATGGGCTATGGACAAACCGTAAAAGAATTTAAACCACTTAGCCGAGAAGATTACCTTGTAGAGATTAGAGGGGAAAATGATGAGTTAATTGCGTATAATATAAAAAGTAATTCAGGAGAAGATTCTATATCTGCAGCGACATTAAGAACTTCAATCCATAGAACCGACCTAAGTAAATATTGGGAGTGGAAATATAAGGATTTGTATACAGCGAGTTCTATTAGAGATTTTCCAAGATACGCATATGCTACTAATACTGATATGGAAAATAGTAGTGCAGCTTGGTTAGAAGAGCAAAACCTCCCTGAAGCTAAGAATAATCACTACTGTTACTCCTATTTTATGTTAGTTGGGTGGAAACTTAGACATCACAAGGTCATGGAGAAAAATCCTAACCTACGTAAAATAGTAGAGCTTACCTTCTTAGATTTAGCAACTGGAGAGGTAGTTAAGGTATCCGAGGGGGTGGATAATGATGATAAAGTTTGGTATAAAGGTTTAGGAGAATATACAGAAATAAATCTTTATCAAGCAACTGGAGGAGATATTATATTAGGTGGAATTTACGAGATGATTTCCAAACCAATAGAGATTAAGCAGGGAACTTGGGCACTTATTCCTGAGTTCGATGTTAATTTATATCACAATTTTATAGAACAAGGCCGAGATCGTAGTTTAAACATAAAAATAAACAAAAATGAAAAAGTCAAAAATGTATTTAATCTTAACCCTAATACTGGTGATGGTAGGGTTTTCCAATATTAACGCTCAAAGTAAATATATAATAACCAAAGAGGAGGATAATGGACTTACTTATCGAGGGTTTGATGAAGATAACATACCTATAACTAGCTACACATGGAGGGTAGAGAATATGGGGTCTTATTACTTAACTGCTTATAAATTAATAGGGGTTTGGAGAGATAAAGAAGGAGAGGTTCTTAGAGTTAGTTACCAAGATATGTATTCGGGTTTGGTAGTGTACTCTAATTGGACGCCTAATGATGATATTACAGATTTACTGAATGATTTCTGGAGTCAATATGAAGTGGGGGACATCGTACAAATTCCTTCAGTTAAGTGGGATTACGAAGACTTTACACCAGGTCAATCTACTTTATATCAAGGCGGATATTACGGTATAAGTTTTTCACATTTAATTCAATAATAACAACAAAAAAAAAGAAATAATGAGACACTTAGTAAAAATAGTAGCATTAGTTTACGCGCTATTCAGTTTAGCATCATGTAGTAGAACACCTGGAGTTAATAATGACTTTACGGATAATTATAACGATGGGCCACTAGTTTTTGAAGGAGGATTTGGGATATATGTAAAAGGAATTCAGAGGTACCCATATGGACCGGGGAGACCTTCATATGTTTACACTCTAGACGGTTTGTATAAAGACTTTAGAGTTAGAACAATATCTGGAGAGAAAATACATAAAATAGATTACGTCGTTGAGTTTGATTATGGATATACAGGAAGCTACACAGAACATCATACATTAAAAGTAGTTTCTGATTATATTAGTCCATACAGCTCAACAGTTATGTATTCTAGTATTATGATGGAAGCTAATGAGGCTATTGTTGAAGGTTCCGGTGTTCCTGTAAATAGGTTTGCTAATGGAGTTGTCACTATTCAAGTGTATACTAATCAAGGCAACACGTATAGATTAACTGTATATAACGTCCCAATTCAAGTAAACTAACAAAATAACAACAACAGTACAATGGAAAAGAAAATCAAAAAGGCACTAATTCTAATCGCAGTTCTCTTATTACTTACTTCATGCAAATCAAACTCTAGGGCAGCAGAAGTAAAACCTGAACCACCACTTAGATTTTATGAGAGATGTGGAACCGATAAGGGGATGATTCTCTACTCAGGTGATCACAGATGCAAAACTATGGCACTTTACACCGATAAGCAACTAGAGAATATGGGCATCAATCCTAAAGAGTTCCATAAGAGCAAGAAGCAGGTACAAGTGGATGAGTTATATCTAGTGAAGACTCGTATACAGAATGATCTTAAACTACCGGACAATAAAATAACCATAGATGAGGTACTGGATTGGATGAAGCTTCAGATGATTAGTTTTGAGTTTAGAGTTGATGGGAATCTTGCTACAGTATATAATTCTAAGTATGTTTTATTTACCTGGGAGATGAAGAATAGTTATTTAGATGATCAGAAGAAAGAAGTTGTAGATTATTTAGTTAAGAGGATATATAGTTACGACCAACTTCCAGGAGTGCCTAAATACCAAACAAAATGAAAGTAGATAGAGAGTTAGTTGAAGTTCTGCTAGTTGAGAAAATCTTTGGAAGTATTAACCGAGTAATGGCATGTATCAAAGAAGAGTCGAACAAGTTAGGGGAAGAAGCTAAAGATTTACAGGAAAATGCACATATAATTTCAACAGAGGAGGCTATCGCTAGGTTTAATCATGTTAAGTGGAGCAAAGAATTCACAGACGATTTACTGGAAGTGCTTAACAAATATGCAGAACCTGTAAAGAAAAAGCTTGAAGATAGAATGGAGGCCGACAAGTTTGTAGATGAAGTAAAGAAAAAATACCTAAACTAAGGATGGGAGAGTATTATAACAACAGCGGGAAGTATCAGTATCTATACAACGACCCGAAGAAGCTAGTTTCAAATTTACCAGAATCAGGAGACTTTGACTTGATATTAGATTTGTTAAGTAAGTATGAGTTTCTATATGAGGATAATTATGAATCGGTACTAGAGTCTGTAACAGTTTCTGAAGTTGATAATCCTAATAATTCAGATTCTATACCGATTAGAGCTATGGAGATGACAGAGTATGAGCTAACTTCGTCTATGTATGGGATTCTATTATGGTGTATCAAGCGGGATCTAATTAAAAAGTATGATGTTGAGAATTTCCTTCATAGCGTACTGAGATATATCAATGGTGGGGATGAGGATTACGACATAACTGAAGCTTGTAGGGATTTTGTAGAAGATTTGTTGGATAGAATTTTTGAAAGATATGGGATACAGAACGGTAATTAAGAGGGTTATCTATCTTGGTAGCCACTTTGAGCATGTTAGAGAGAATAACGGAGTACTGGAGGTGTCAAAGTTCCCAAAAAATGTACAACCCTTCGACACTAGTAAAATATCTGACATAAGACTTCACGAGGGTTTATACGGATCTCCTGACCTATTTGAATTATTTGAAGAAGTAGAAGGTCACAGTATGGATGATTGGGGAACGGGTAGAGACTTGACTAAGGAGATGGTTCAGAAGATGATAAGACTGGCAGATCAAAAGATGTATGAGGAGGACTTAATCAAGTTTCTAGTGGATTTTTATGATACGATGGAAGATGATGCTAACTACGAAATTGAACTAATATGAAAAACTATAGAGACGTAAAAGAAGGTAGTTTAAGGGATTACTTTAGGGGTATTGATGGAGAAGTTAATATTCAGGTAGAGCAAGTGGGGGATAACTATATGCTCAACCAGATAAGAATAAAGGATTACCGAAACATAGACTTTACTCAGGACAGCCACTTAGCTTTAATGAACCTTACTGAGAATATAAACATCAATGGAGGTAAAGCAGTTGTGTATAGAGTTAATAATGAGATTCGTAGAGAGGGTGATTTTAGTTCAGATAGGGGTACGGTATTAGAGTTTAAGGTTCAAGGGACGGATTATCAGTGGAAAAGAGCTGTTGGTGATATCTTAAATCTAAACAGTAAAGCTAATGGTAATATTGTTGATGTAGGGACTGTTAAATACTCGGATGAACTAGGATTACTCACTTCAACCTTCATCAGCAACAACATTATCATTTATCAAGGTTTATCTTATGGAATTCTTAGGATGGACTGGGAGCGTGCTTTAGGTTCTGATGAGTATAGGGAAATTATAGAGGTAGCTAGAATGTGCCCCCTTGTATTTGAAGATGGAGAACTAGAACTTAATGAGACAGGTGAATTCTTAGAGCCAAACGACCATAATATCCAGAAACTAAAAGAAAAGACTAGCGAGGTTAAGGAGAGGATTGTAAGTTATAAGAATAAGCAGTTTGGAGGTAAGTTTGGTATAGAGAATTTAGAACTTGCACGTGAAGCTTTAAAATTAACAAAAGACACACCTGCTTCAATTAACTTCGAGATATTTCTTACTGATGGAACTAGTCTTAATGATGTGCAGTCTAGGTGGTACGATTGGGATACAACTCCGCTAACCCCGCACAATGGAGTAGTTAAGGTTTACGGGGATTGTCTTTCTGTTTTGGGGATGAAGTTGAGTTGGATCGTAGAGAATGTAAGTAAGGGTGATGTATTCTATAAGCCTGAGAAATTTGGACTAAGAGAAAGAGAGTGGGTTAAGAAAAATAGAAAGGGGCACATTATGATAGATAGAGATAAGTTTAACCTGCATGATAAATTAGTTGAAGATTGGGTTAAGTCTAAGATTATTGGAGTGCCGCATATTCCTGATAATGAGTTAGTCTGGATAGGTCGTCAGAAGAAGGTTGAAACTCCAGATACTCTTATGATAACTCCTATCGACATACATCAGCCTAAATCCCTATCATTCTACTTATCTAACCAATCTAAAACCCTTATAACTAGAGAGAAATCAACAGGATCGCTAGGAGAGTATAGTGTTTATCGACTAAAAAAGAAGGATTACGAAAAGTTACTCTCCTTAGGTTTCATGAAGTTAGAGGATTTTATAGAAGCGAATAAGGAAGAACTGTCAAAAAGCTTAGATACTTGGGGTAAACTTCTAGAGATTCAAAAAGCTAATAATTATTCTCAGTTTAAGTTTAGGGATGATCTTCAAAAGGAGGTGTATGCTAATAAAAGTAAATACGAATACGGGTACAACTACTACCTTAAACACTTAGATACTCACCCCGATTACCAATGGATAGATAAAGTGGAGAGGTTTGTTACTATGTATGGGAGTACTTATTATGGCGCACTTGAGGATAGGTTAGTGAGGGAGAATATATTTAATAAGCTTTGTGTAGATAATCTAGAGTTTGACAGTGAAGGGTATTTAGTAGGAATCAAAAAAGACAATTATATATGGAAAACGAACCAAAAGTAATGCTAGTAATTAAAGGAGCGAGGTATTTTAGGGGTAATGATATTGTTGTCCCTATGATGAGTGGAGAGTACTTTATGTTAGACTGTGAGAATTATGTGACACTGGAGGAGTTATTATGATCAGGAGTATGTAGACAGTGTTAAAAATAATTACATAGAATATCGAGGAGTAAAGTATTATTATTCAGAGTGGGGTCCTGAGTATGTGACTGATGAATGGAAACTGATCTCTGATGTTAGTGGTTTAGAGTTAATCGAATGAGTTACCGGATAGATTTCAATGTAGTTATTCAAGGAGTTTACAAGAAAGATAAGGAGAAGTTAGCTGAAGATATGAGACTCCTTTGTCCAGAGTTTGTAGAGTCCCTTGAGAGCAGTAACCACATACTTCCACTCGGTTCTTATGATTCTGAGGAGCTTTGGGTAGAATTCGTGGGAACCTGGCCTGACCGACAAGAGGAGCTAGGAGACTTAACATTCAAATACCCCGATATAGAGATTATGGTTAGTTGTGATGGAGAAGATGGATATCAATGGCAGGAGAAGTATCAAAATGGAGAGTGTAGCACTGTAGATTTTGGATTTAGAGATGAATGGTGAGTTTAGATATTCAATGGAGATAGGCGGGCTTAGAGGAAAAGATGAAGCTAAAGTATACAAAGATTTTGAAGAGCTATGTCCAGTTTTTATGAGGATGTATAAAGGACAGCTGGAGTGGTTTTTGAGGAGTAGAGATGTAAAGAAAGAGTTATACTTAGCCTTCCTAGAGAAGTGGGACGAGATGTATGACGAAATCGATAACATTACCTTCAAATACCCGGATATAGAAATTAGAGTAACCTTCATGACTAGAAACTTTGATATCCTTAGAGTGGATTACTTTAAAAATGGTGAGCATGAGTGGGAAAATTATTAATAAAAACAAATAGAAATGGGATATTACACAAACTATGAGGTTACATTTGAGAATATAGAAGATAACCTAAAAGAGACAGCTAGGCAAGAGTTAATAAATAGTTGTCCAGAGTTGACGAGTGCTATAATTGATGACAAAGGAGAGCAAGAGTTGAAGGAATTAATAGTAAAGTATAATAAAGTCTACTTAAAAGCTAAATGGTATGGTTGTGAGACTGAATTAGCAAGGTTTACAGAGAAAATCACAGAAGCAAGAGTAACGGTTAGAGCTCATGGTGAAGATATAGGAGACGAGTGGGTAGCCTATGCGAAAGCTGGACAAGTAGAGGTGTATCCTGCAGTGCTACCTATGTCAACATTATGGTAAAACTAAATATAGATTCATGGGATACTACACAGATTACGATGTTCATATAAAGGGTCTTAAAGGGAAAAATAGGGAGAAGCTGCTGGAGGATTTTAAGTCGATTTGTCCAGATATGATGTTTAGTGTAGAGGAGGATTATAATGGAGAGTTGACTTTTCTAGAGACTGAGGATTATGATGAGGTAGACACTTACTTTAATACTAAATGGTATCAGTGCGAAGAGGAAATAGGAGATATATCATTCAAACATCCGGAGCTAGAGTTCACCATATATTGTAGAGGGGAAGATGGAGAGATGTGGGTAGTGTATGGTTGTAATGGAGAGGTTGAGAGTTATAAGGCTGAAATTAAGTATCCAGAACCGACAGTATTCAAAAAGAAGAAAGATGGAAGCAATAATTAATTTCAAAACTGATATTCTTGTAGTTGAGGCTTTTGGGTTTAGAGAGGTATTCAATTTACAAGAGGAGATGTCGATTCAGGGTTGGGAGGACGCATGGTTTGTGCTAGGTTTAGAAAGGGAGGACTGTCAAGCTTATTTTGAATTGGACTTTAATCTAGTGTGGAACGAGGGAGAAGAGCCCATAATGAGCGTGTACCCAGTTATTGATGGTAAAAAGTTTAGTTCAAATTGGGAACGCTGCAAACTTACAATAATAGGAGAACGAAAAGAATATGAAGAAAATGGAGAATAATAAAGAGAATAAAGTAAAGGTATGATGAAGATATTTTTAGTAACGTCAATGATAGCTATATTGTTTTATGGTTATGCCTTGTGTAGTTATTTTCTTGTTCAGGAGATTCGAGATAGACAATTCCAAAACAAGATCAAGAGAAAAACGTTATTTGTGTTGAGTGTAATTCCTGTGGTGAACTTTCTAGTATTTATTGGGTTTGCTCTGGAATTCTCATATAAAATAGCAAAAGAAAGCCTTATCGATGTGGTTCATGAGGTGGAAGAAGATTAATTAATAAAAAAAAGTAAAAAGTTATGAAAAAAGTAGTATTAAGCGTATTGTTAGGTTTAGGAATTATTTCATGTGCTAAAGAAAAAGAAGTTAAAACAGAAGGAGTAGCTAATGATAGTATACAGGCAGTTGAAGATTCATTAGCAATAACTCCAAGACAAACTGAGGAAGAGATTATTACGTTTGAAGAAGCGTTTAAGAGAGCTCACGTTGGGGAAGTATTTTGGTCTGATGAGGATTGGGAAGTGGAGAAAACTAGTAATGCAGAATACACACTAAGACTCACTAAGGATGCTATTAAACAGATGGAGAGAAGTAATCCTAAGAATGTAGATGAGGAGAAACTTCCACCTGTACCTGCTAATGTAACCGATGCTACAACACTGAAAGGGAAGGGGTATAAATTCTCTAGTGAAACGGAAGGTGATATTTATTATGTTCGATTTGTAGTTACTAGTATTAAGATTAATTTCCTAAGCAATAGTATATCAGAGGTAATGCTTAAAAGTAAACTAAATTGGGAGTATGAGTATGGATTTGATTATATGGTAGTTACTCCTAATGATGGTGAGGTGTATAATAAAGCATCTAAGGCGGATAATGTAGGGTATGAACTCACTATTCCTTGTTATGTTGGTGGGAGAACTAAGAAAGAATTAACACCAATCTCTTACTAAACTTATGGAGACAGCGATTTTCATTTTCATACACATCTTAATTCATGTAGCATTCTCAGCTTTCCTAATTACAGTAATATCAGACTACGAATTTAGGTCAAAGCTGGGATTAAAGAGTAAGAGAGTTAGAAATATATTGTTATGGGCGTCTATAATCCCTGCAGTTAATGTACTAGTTATTTTTCTTATATTTGCATTTGGGATGAGGGCTTTAATTAGAGAAGCACTGCAGAAGTTCAAAGACGCCTTAAATGAAGAAGATTAGATTATGGAAGGATTAATGGAACCTATAGTGAACCGACAAGTTAGAGCTCGTTTGGATAAGTATAGCGAGATTCTAAGGACGACACCATGGAAAGCAGATGAAGTTATAAAGCAGTTGGATATCATGGCTAAAAAGTACGTTAAATTCCCTGTAGCTGTTGGGATGATCAGTGAGCTTAGGGAGGAGATTAAGATGTATAACAAGTATGTGAGTTGAAATGACAAAAGAGGAATTAAAGGTACACTATGAGGCTATCGACAAGTTAGAGAAGATTTATAAGGAGAAGGGATTTGATTCAAAAGGTGCAATATCTATCTATGACTATTACGATATAAACAAGAGAAGAATGCCGGAAGACTTAGTTAATAGGCTTGAAGCGCTTTTAGGGAAATTAGATCACTTAATAGCCCCAGAACTAGAAAGACACAGGGAAATTGTAGAGGAGAAAGTGAAGGAGTATGAGGGAATATTAAGCAAACCTGTAGAAGAACGATTAGATGCTTATGTGAGTTTATCTAGAATTTTAAAGGAGTTGGATGGGGCTATTTCAAATACTATGATTCAACCGATAGTGGATTTAGTAAAGAGTGTAGGTGGAACTTTAGCTGGAGAGTATGACTGGTATATGGAAGCGGTTAAGTATAGTCTATGGGTCAAGAAAATAATGGATACATTCGAATATATTGAGAGATGCCACTTAGATAGAATAGAGAAGAGAGCTCAAGAAATAAAAATAAGAGGGGTCAATAAACCTAAGTATTCAGAGGGGTGTAAGATGTTGGATGAAATGTTAGATTATGTAAAACAAAGAATTAAGTAACTAAAAAAAAACAAATTATATGAGTAGAGCAGTTGAGTTACTGGAAAAATACAAGGACGACTCCAACTTGATAAAAGAAGGCATGCTTAAGGCTTATGTAGATCTAGTTAAGGAAGAGAAATGGTCTATAACTGCGCCAGAAAAATTACGTCCGATATGGGAGTTGAAGATAGACTTAAGAGATAGAATAGGAAAGGATTACTTCTGGTATTTAGAGGTAGTAGATGCAGTGGAGTCGGTTTTAAACTTCTTCAGGGATCCAGCATTTGCCACAGAGGTAGGATTTAGGGAAACTATGGTAGGTGCACTGGAGATTCTGAAACAGGAAGGGGTTGATGAGCTTATGTACGAAGAAGGGTGTCAAAAGATATCAGAAACTATAGACATTATTTTAAAATTAGAACAACCAAAAGAAAATTATTATGAGTAGAGACATTTTTAAGAAGAGAGTAGAATATAAACCTTTCGAATACCCGGAGGTTCAACAATTTATAGACGCAATGAATAAAACTTTCTGGGTACACTCTGAGGTAAACTTTGATGCAGATGTTCAGGATTTCAAAACTAAACTAAAACCGCATGAACAGGAGTGTATTAAGAGGAACGCTTTGGCTATTGCTCAGGTTGAAGTTGCAGTTAAACCTTTCTGGGGAGATATTCATAAAGTACTTCCAAAACCTGAATTTAACAACCTTGGGGCTACTTTTGCGGAGTCAGAGTGCTTTGATAAGGATACGCAGGTTTTAACTAACAGTGGGTTTAAGTATTTTAGAGACTTAACTGAGGATGATTTAGTTGCACAATATGAAATAAGCGATAAATCTGTAACCTTCGTAAAACCTACTGAATACATTACAAAGCCATTTAAAGGCAAGATGCATCACTATTTGGGGAAGACTATTGATTTGATGGTAACACCTGAACATGAGATTATAGTAGAGAACCCCCACTCACATAATATTAGAAAAGCTAAATCTTGTGAAGGAATCTGGGGAAGAAACTATTTCACTCCAGCGGCAGGCTACAAGACAGGAGATAAAGAATTCACTACATTAGATAGACTTTTAATAGCTATTCAAGCGGATGGAAGTTTATTTGGGACTACTCCTACAGGTAAAGGGTCAAATAGATTAGATTTCTCATTTTCATTTAAAAAGGAACGTAAAATCGAGAGGGTTATTAGCTTTTTAGAGGAGCTTGGAATAGAATATAAAACGTCAAAGATAAGCAGAGGTCAAACCAGGATAAATGCGTCACTTAAAGGTTTTATTAATGCAGCTGACTTAGATAAAATAAAAACTTTTAAATATATTAACCTTGAAGATATTGACGCTAACTGGGGAAAACAATTCTTAGAGGAACTTAAACTTTGGGATGGGTCAGCTAAGAATGGTACAAAATCATTTATTTACTACAACATTCGAGAGGAAGCAATTAATAAAGTTATAGAGATTTGTGCACTTTCGGGCTATAGAACATGTAAAGGTATTAATAGAACTGCTGAACAGGGCTTAAAAGTGACAAACCCTCAAGGCAACCCAGTAAGAAAGAGCTCTAAAACTTGTTGGGCATTAACTATTACTCCATTAGATAAGACATGTTACCCTCGGAGAAGTGAAGTAGAGTATGATGATTATGCGTATTGTGTAACGGTTCCATCAGGGTGTATTATTGTTAGGAGGAATAAAGGTGTAGTTGTATCGGGCAACTGTAGACATTCAGAGGCTTATGCCAGATTGATTGAGGTAATGGGGTATAACGATGAGTTTAAGAGGTTACTAGAAGTCCCAGTATTTAAAAAGAAACTAGAACTATTTGAAAAGCACTTTGGGCCAGAAGTTGATTTTGTAGATAAGTTATTCTTCTTTGTAATCGTTATCGAGAACTCTAGCTTGTTTAGTCAGTTTGCAAATATTATAGCCATGTCTCGATTTAAAGGTTCGATGAAAAATATAGCAAACATGATTAATTGGACAGTTCAGGAGGAATCCGTCCATTCTAATGCTGGTATTTTCATTCTAAACCAAATTTTCCAAGAACACCCAGAAATGAAGAAGAGTCAGGAAGCTGTGGAAGAAATCATAAAAGACTACATAGCTTACGAATCTGAACTATTAGATTGGATATTTGAAGAAGGGGAATTTGAATGGTATACTAAGGAAGATGTAGTTAACTTTATGAAATTCAGAGTAGATACAGCTTTATCTCAAATGGGTTACAATAAAATCTACAACATCACAGCAGAACAATACAGTAAAATGAAGTGGTTTGATGAGGAGGTATTTTCTGGGGAGTCTGATGATTTCTTTGCTAAACGACCTACAGCGTATACTAAGCATGATAAGCCGTTTGACGCAGAGAGCTTATTCTAAACATTTTTAACTTTTTTTCATAACTAGAGAGGGAGGGGAGTCAATAAACAGGCTCTTCTCTCTCATTTTTATTCACATTTAAACAACAGCATTATGATAACTATAGACAGAAAAACAATCAAGAGAATTAACGGACTAACTTTCTCAGCTAACTCTAATGAATCGTATACAGAAAAGATTACAGCTGATAGAGATTATATTTATTTCAAAGGAGCGAAGTTAAGAAGACTACTGCCAGGGTTTATAGATACAGATCAGATCGTCTTAACTTTACAACATTACGGAGTGGCTAACATTAAATACTAAGAGACATGAGACTACTTAAAATGACATCAGAAGAGATCGCAAGCTTAACAGGAGAAAGCCACGATATTTTACTTAGGGATATAGCTGGAGTTGAAGGGATGTGGAGAGCGGTATTTGGAGCTGAATTTGAGAGATACGAAAATGGGTACCTGCTAAACAAAGAAGAAACTCTATACGCAACAGTTAATTATAGCAATAGGATCAGAGCTAAGATTATAGAAGCCTGGAGAAAGTTTGAAGATGAAAAGGCCTATACTCTACCGTCAGACTATGAATCAGCTTTAGAACAGTTATTAGATCAAGTTAAGGCTAATAGAATGTCAAAACTAGCTGATAAAGTACTTGGGGAAATGAGAAAGGAGATAACTGATGATATTAACGACTTATTCCCAGTTGAGCCGGAAGTTATAGAGGAAGATAAGCCCGCAAAAGTTGTATTAAAAGAGGGAGTTTCAAAGTATAGAGAGGATATCCTGAAGAGAAAGAACTGCAGATACTCAACTAGAGAGATAGCTAGTGAATATAACTTATCAGCTCAAGCCTTAAACAATAAACTGAAAGCACTAGGAATCATCTATAAACCTAATGGAGCTCAAGCGTGGAAACTCTGTGTAGAATATCAAGGCAAGGGTTACGTAGAAGCTATCCCAACAGGTCACAAAGATTACATGATTAGCCCGAAGTGGACTCCTATGGGAAGAGCTTTTATATATGATGTATTAAAAGAGAACGGAATACTACCATGGAAGGAGAAAGGGGTTTAACGTCCTCACATTTGAGTTGGTTAATTACGCTGAGTCCAAAGTTGGGCTGAGTTAAACTAAAGTTAATGCCCTCAAATTTGAGTTTAGTAACGGGCTCACTTTTGAGCTGGTTAAAAGTACAACTATCCTAAATTGGAGAGATGTTCAGTATCAAGTAATTAAGAGATCAGCTGAAATCTTATCCAATCTATAGCCCCGCTCAAAAGTGAGAAGGGGTTGAACTAAGGGAAGATTTACCCTGAGTGAAATAACAAATAAAAAAAAATAAAGTTTACAGAAAATGGAATTATTAAAAGAAGTAGGTGGAGCAAATAATAGTAACTCCCCTAAAATGTCAAGTAGAGAGATTGCAGATTTAGCAGGAAAACCTCATAACGATGTATTAAAGTCTATACGATCTATGGAGCCAGCATGGGAGAAAGTTAACGGAGGAAAATTTTCCCTCGTTGAATATGTAGATAAGAAAGGACAGAAAAGACCTGAATATCAGTTAACTAAAAGAGAGGTATTATATGTAGCAACTAAGTGGAATGATGAGACTAGAGCTAAGTTAATTTTAAGGTGGGAAGAGTTAGAGAATGCTCAGACAAAGATTAATCCGAGACTGACTTTAGTTGAAGCCTTAAGAGCCTATGCAGATGAAGTAGAGAGAAATGAAAAACTTAAGGGTGAAATTGAAGTGAAGAATGTCCTAATAGCTGAATATGAACCTAAAGTTACTTACTACGATCAGATTCTAGCTTCAACAGATACGATTACAGTAACTCAAATAGCTAAGGATTATGGAATGACGGCTCAAGAGTTAAACAAGCTGCTACACGAAAATAAAATACAATTCAAACAAAGCGGTCAATGGATCCTGTATAAAGAGTATGCTAAGCTTGGCTACACTAAATCCCACACTACTCCAATAATTTATAAAGATGGTAGAAAGGGAGATCAGTTACATACAAGGTGGACTCAAAAGGGTAGATTATTCCTGTACGAGCTGCTAAAACAAAAAGGACACCTACCATTGATTGAACAATAAGATAACAACTAAAAAGAAAGAAAAATGAAAGTAAAAATAAAAAGACTAGACAAAAGCGCTGTAATCCCTAAATATGCTAAGGATGGGGATGCAGGATTAGACCTTACAGTAACAGCCTATAAAGTAAACGAGAAGGGGCAGTACGTATACACTAGCGACCTTGCATTAGAGATCCCGGATGGTTATGTTGGGTTGTTATTCCCTAGAAGCTCAATTTGTAAGAAAGATCTAGAAATGACAAACTCTGTAGGTGTAATCGATTCAAACTATAGAGGTCCAATAAAGTCTGTATTCAACCCAACATGTGAGGATCCGGAGATATACGAGTTAGGTGAAAGATTTGCTCAACTTATTATTATCCCGTACCCTAAGATTGAGTTTGAAGAGGTAGAAGAATTAAGTGAAACAAATAGAGGAACAGGAGGTTATGGTTCAACAGGTAAGTAAACAAGAGATATTAGAGAGCTGGAGAGTTATGTATTTTGTAGATGATCCAGATAGAGAGCCTTATTTAGTTCACCATGACAAAGGAGATTCAGTAACATTAGGTTTACTCGATTATCCTGACTGTGAACAAGACTTTTATATACCTAGAGACGTTGTTAGACCTTTCCCAACCATAGAAGAAGAACTAATGGCAAAAGAAGAGATATGGCTGAAGATGGAATTGTAATAATCGGACTAGAAAAACTCTCAGATAGCAGCCTTGAACAGTTAGAGAAAATAGTTAGGGCTTATAGATTACATGGAGCACCTAAAGATTACTGGGACGAGGATATACAAATAAGGTACGTAAAGGAGGAAGATTCGGTTGTTCTACTTAATGGTGATTATGATGAGTTGATTTTAGATGATGAGAAAGGGATGCTTGAGAGATATTACTATTCCCCTTATGATGGCTTTGGTGGTACGTATGCAGAACTTCTAGGTGAATATGAGAACTTTAATGATGAGGATAAGATGTGGTTTGATGAGGAGATTAGAGATGTGGAAAAGGATTTAAAAGTCATGACCGGCAAGAGTTAGAGGGTAAGACCTTATATATAGAGAAGATGTAACAAAAATAGATCTATATATGAGTTTTACAAATGAAAATCAGGACGTTAAGGTTCCTTGGTGGTTTAATGAAGAATCGTCTAGAATGCTAAATGGAGGTTACTTACTTAGAGGGGAAAACCTAGATGGAGCACTTGAGAGGATAACTTCTGCAGCTGCCAAGAGACTAAAACGCCCTGACCTTAAGGAAAAGTTTAAAGAAATTGTCTGGAATGGTTGGATGAGTTTAAGTTCACCTATATGGGCTAACATGGGTACACAGAGAGGTTTGCCCATTTCTTGTTTCGGAGTTAACGTTCCGGACTCACTAAACCTAATCTCTGATAAGCTGAAAGAGGTTACAATGCAGACTAAGATAGGTGGTGGAACTTCTGGTTATTTTGGGAACATACGAGAAAGAGGAGCTAAAATCAAGGATAATGGTGAATCTTCTGGTCCAGTTCCTTTTATGCAGATTTTTGATACGACTATGGGTGTTGTGTCACAGGGATCTTAAGTTTTATTCTTGGGGATACCTGTAAAACTAGCGTATTAATTGCTGGGACACCCTTAGAGACTGACAAACTACAACATAATCTGAAAAGGTAAGTGTGAATGTTTGAAAATTGTTAGTATTGGGCAATCAGCAGCCGGAGTCCCTGTAAAATGGGAAGGGTTCAACGACTATCCTTAGGGAGTACCTTCAAGTGAGGGGAAACATGCGCTGCCTTAATTGGTAAAGATATAGTCTGAACATGTAGGGAAAACTTACAGCAGTTCATTAGAGAACGCACCGAGATTAACGACCTTGGTGGAACAAAATTGACAAGAAGAGGAGCCTTTGCAGCGTACCTTGACATAGACCATCCAGATTTTGAAGAGTTCTTGCAGATTAGAGATATCGGGAATCCTATACAAAACTTATTTACTGGAGCATGTATACCTGATTACTGGATGCAAGAGATGGTGGATGGTGATATGGAGAAAAGAAGGATATGGGCTAAGGTTCTAGAAAGTAGACAACAAAAAGGATTACCGTATTTATTCTTCACTGATAATGTAAACAAAAACAAGCCTCAGGTGTATAAGGATAAGAAGATGCAGATAACTCACTCTAATTTGTGTATCGCAGGTTCAGATCGAGTTGTGAGTAATTATGGATACCTGACAGCTAAGGAGTTACATGATATCGGAACTGAATTAACTTTATTTGATGGTAGGAATCCAGTTAAGTCGTCACCTATGAAGTTAAGAGAGAAAGATGTGCCTACTTATAAGGTAACTCTCAAAAACGGAATGGAACATACTATAACGGATTACCATAAAGTTAAAGTAGTTGGGTATGGTGGTCAATATAGGGAAGTAGCTCTAAAAGATTTAAAGGTTGGAGACAAAGTTGTGCTTCAAAAGTCTAAGGGGTTATTTGGAACAGAAGATAACTATGACTTAGCTTATTTGTTAGGTTGGTATCACTCAGACGGTACTCAACACGAAGATAGAACTTTCATAGACCTTTGGGAGAATAGTTTTGATAAGTTAGATGAGATTCAAGAGACTTTCACTAGAGTTTATTCAGCTTATGGAGGAAATACTTATGATTTGAGAAATAAGGCTGGTGAAGTAATGGGACAACGTCACCGAGATACACCTAAATTCAGTGATTGCCAAGTAAGGGAAGGAAGCCAAGCTAAGAAGCGACTAGGTACTAATTTGTTCAGTAAGAATAATTTAGGGTTCAAGAAAGGTGAGATACCTGATTGGATTTGGAGAAGTGACGAGAGAACTCAATGGAGGTATATTCAGTCATTGTTAGAAGGTGATGGTTCTGTTTATATGTACGATCGCCCAGAGAAAGGAAGTCCAATTCAACTTTACTACTCCAGTGTTGATTTAAATTTCATAAAGCAGTTACAGAGGTTGATGTATAATTTAGGAATCAGACCATCTATTTATAAAGGTAGAGCTGGAGGACCTAGATTGATGCCGGATGGTAAGGGTGGTCAGAAACTATATGAAACAAAACAGTGCTATAAACTCGCTATAGGAAATAGACCTGATTGCGTAAAAGTAAATCAAATGACAGGATTCTTGGATCGAAAAGGAGTTAAGTTAGAGTTACCTGAGAATTACAGGGATAATACTAGAAATTACTCCCCAGTAGAAAGTATAGAATTCCATAGCAATCAAGACGTTTATTGTCCTACAGTTGAAACAGAGGAGCATGTTTTCGTATGTAATGGTATTCAGACTTTTAACTGCTCAGAAGTGAGTTTGATTGATACGCCTGACGAGAGTTTTGTTTGTTGCTTATCTTCACTTAACTTAGAGCTTTACGATGAGTGGAAGAATACAGATACAGTAAAACTAGCTATTTATTTCCTAGATGCTGTTATGTCTGAATTTATAGAGAACTCTGCTGGGATTCCTGGTTTAGAGGCTGTTAATAAATTCGCTAGGAGACACAGAGCATTGGGATTAGGGGTTCTCGGCTATCACTCTTATCTGCAGAAAAACAACATACCTTTCGAATCAATGGAAGCTAAGACGTTTAATGCCAAAGTTTTCAAAGAGATCGAGAGTAAAGCGAGAAAAGCAAGTAAAGAGTTAGCAAAAGTATACGGTGAGCCAGAGTTGTTAAAAGGTTATGGACTTAGGAATACAACTTTGATGGCGATAGCACCTACAACTTCATCTTCTGCAATTCTTGGCCAAACTTCACCAGGAGTAGAACCTTTTGCATCTAATTACTACAAAGCAGGTTTAGCTAAGGGTAATTTTATGAGAAAGAACAAATACTTAGAGGCGAAACTAGAAGAATTAGGAAAGAATACAGAAGAGGTTTGGAGAGATATAATGCTCAATAGGGGATCAGTTCAACACTTAGATTTCCTAGATGACCATACAAAGGCTGTGTTTAGAACTTTCAAGGAGATCAGCCAGAGAGAGATCATAACACAAGCCGTACAGAGACAGAGGTATATAGATCAAGCACAGAGTATAAACCTTAACATTCCACCAGATATACCACTGAAGGATGTTAACGCTTTATATATCTACGCTTGGCAATCAGGTCTTAAAACATTGTACTACCAGAGATCAGAGTCAGTAGCTAAAAATATGGCGATGAACTTTAATAACTGTATAAGTTGTGAGGCTTAGATAATTAACATGAAGAGGGATTAGAAGGGAAACTTTCTGGTCTCTCTTTCTTTTTCTCAATAATTAAAACAGTATAAAGACAATGGAAAATAATTTAATAAACGTACAGATCGAAGAAAGAGATGGTCTGGGATTAGTAGTAAGTAGCAGAGTAATAGCTCAAGGTTTAGGTAAAAGGCATGCAGATGTTTTAGAGTCTATAGATAAGATTTTAGAAAACGGAGATTATCGTTCTCTCTGTATCCCAACTACTTACAAGGTTGAAGGTCAGAAAAGAGAGTATAAGGAGTATCTATTAACTAAGGATGGCTTTACTATGTACATGTTCAATATTCAAGGGTACAATGATTTCAAATTAGCTTACATCAATAAGTTTAACGAGATGGCTGAACAATTAAAAGCAAACACACCTCAACTAAGCTTAAAGAACCAAATCTACATTGACATAATTGGAGCTGAATCTGAAGTCGAGACCGCTCTTGCTATTAGAAGGTTAGAACATGAAGTAATTAGACCGTTAGAAGATAAAGCTGAATATTTTGATGAGCTAGTCGATAAAGACCTTCATACTAACTTTAGAGATACAGCAAAAGAGTTCGGCATGAGACAGACTGACTTTATTGAATGGTTGTTGGAGAAGAGTTATGTATATAGGGATCAGAAAGGTAATCTAAAACCTACAGCTAAATCTATGAACGAGGAGTATATGGCTTTAAAGGAATCAATTAACCGTCATAATGGATTAGCTATTGTTCAGACTCTAATTACAGCTAAAGGTAGGGCTGCTTTCCGAAGATTCCTAAAACTAAAATAAAAATGGAAATAATAGATAAGTTAGTAAAAGAATCCAAATCAAGAATGAACATAAGAAATTGGAATGAGTGGTCAGATATACTTGAGAGAAAGAGTCTAACCGCTAAGCTTACAGGAGAACTCGAGTCATTTAAAGCTGATAGTAGAAGGATCTTTGAAGTGACAACACAGGGACGCACAGAGAATAATATCAAAGACATGGAGGAGCTAAATGCCTATCTTAGATTTAAAGGGATTCGAGATAAAATTAAGAAAATGAAATGAGTTACGTAGAGAAAACCTTAAAAGCGCTTAGATCTTACAGGAAAATTAGCGATTGGAATCATTTTGCCAAGGAGTTTGATGAAGTGTATGAGGGAGCTAAGGAGTTGGGTAATGATGAAGTTGAGCAAGTTAGAGAGCTTTCTGAGAGGTATTTTAGTAGAGTGAAGGGTGAAGTTAATAAAGATGATTTAAATGAAGAAGAACTAAAGGCCTTTACTAAACTTGGGGAAATAATGAACAAAATAAAATATAATAAATAATGGAAGCAAAAGAAATGAAAATACAGGTGCCAGAGGGCTACGAAATTGACAGAGAAAATTCAACTTTTGAAAAGATAATTTTTAAGAAAGTGGAAAGAGAGTTACCTAAAAAAATGGGAAGATTTAATGGGAGTTAGCGGTTGTTATGTAGATAGTAACAGTAAAGTAGAGGTATTCAAGGGTTGTTTTGCTAAAGAGGAGACTAAAAATGTTTTCCCCACAAGAGCAGAAGCAGAAGCATGTTTAGCGCTTTCTCAATTATGTCAGTTAAGAGACAGATATAACGACGGTTGGAAACCTGATTGGACAGATTTTACTATGAAACCGAGTATTTACTTTCACAAGGAAATTACTACAACAGGTGAAAATCGTAGTGAGAGAACTATTCTATACTTTAGGTCTGAAAAAATTAGAGATGAATTTTTAGAAAATTTTAGAGATTTAATAGAAACAGCAAAACCATTATTATGATATTTAGTATTTTAGAGGTAGTTTTCCTATTAATTGTGTCAAACCTTGGGAGCTACGCACTTGGGAGATATAGAGCAAAACAAAAACCCACTAGATGTAGCCATGTTTTTGAGACTTTGGAAGACATACCAGGTGAACGTAAGGTATTTATGTGTAGACACTGTGGAGATATAATAGAGGTAAATATAAACAAAGAGGAATAAAAATAAAAATGAAAATAGAGGATTACGAAGAGCAGATTAATTCCAGTGTTAATGTAGTATTTTGGAATAGATTAGCAGATACGATAACAGAAACCCTAGATGGAGCGAGAGAGTCTGAGGAGTTTGAAACAATAAAGGAAAGAGTGGGTCTACTTATTGACAGTTGCTTGAAGGATTATAACGAAGAGGAGTTTAAAGATGAGGACGAGAGATTAGCTTTTATTAGACTCAGAGATATAACCAAAAAGTATTAAGATGATAGATAGAATAGATTACCTACTAAGCGATAGAGACTTTGCAACTGACTTCGCTGACTTACTTAGAAAATATTTAGGGAGAAGAAGAACTGATGTAATTTGTGGTTTTCCAGGGCTAGGCAAGAGTAGTGCAGCGGGGAAGCATATAGCAGACCTTGATAGTGCGGATTTCATGGGACCGAATAGATGGGAAGATTATGAGAGAGCTATAAAAGAGCAGATTGGAAAAGCTAATTACATACTGGTTAGTTGCCACCCTGAGACTAGAGCTATTCTTAAAAACCTTGGAATACATTATTATATTGCTTACCCAGATAGAAGTTTGAAAGAAGAGTACTTGGAGAGATACCGAAAGAGAGGAGATTCAATAGAATTTACTAATCTTCTAAGTAACAATTTCGACTACTTCATAGATTCAATAGAGAGCGATGATTATGAGGATTGTACGAAAATAAGAATAGTGAAGCCAGGTAGGTATGTGAAAGATGTAATTGATGTTATATCTAAGCTTAAGTCCGAAAATTCAAATTATGACCCTAGTTGGTTTATGATTAGTTAAGAAGAAGTATGAAAAAGAAAACAATTATAGCTATAGCCGGTAAGAAAGGGTCAGGCAAAGACACAGTTGGGGAGATGTTTCCTGAGTTTAAGAAGAGAGCCTTTGCAGACAGTATCAAGAGTTTTATTAGTGATGCCTTTGATATAGCCCCGTGGAGACTTGAAGATAGAGCTGAGAAAGAGAAACCTATGGAGAAATGGTGGGGAAAGAGTCCTAGAGATTTAATGAAAGATGTTGGGGATAGTTTAAGAGCTGGAGTAAGTAAGGATATCTGGGTGAACATTCTATTTGACAGGATACGAGACTTAGATAATATAATAATAACAGACCTAAGATTTAAGAATGAATTTAAGAGGTGTAAGGAAGAGGGAGTTTTTATTATCAAAGTTGTACGACCAGAAATAGACAGTTCCGACACACACATTTCCGAAGTTGATTTAGATGACATACCTGATAGTGAATTCGATGCTATTATAGTTAATGACGGGAGCCTAGAAGAATTAAAACAAAAAGTAGAACAAGTATGGGAGCAGATAAAGAATTAAGAACCGTAGAGACTTTTGACGGAGAAACTATGACCTTAGCTGAACTCATAAAGAAAATTGGAGTGAAACCTGAGGATATTGTGATAAGCTTCAAAGGTGGAACAACAGTTAGTTACATAGAAAAGAACCCTGAAGATGATGTTACAGTTAGTAGTCTCATAAAACACATCATCAGTAAATCATTAAAGGTAGTTGAGAAAAAGTTAGATGAGAAGTTATGAAAAAAGAGCTTAAAATCCACCATATAGGCTGCACTCATATGACTCACGATCAGCTTAATATTCCTAAAGACACAGACCTGCTTATTCATAGTGGAGATTGGGCTAATTATAGGGATGAAGTTAAGAATGAGTTAGAGTGTAAGCAGTTTATAGAGTGGGTAGGTAAAGAACTCAGTCACATACCTTATAAGATCTTTGTACCAGGAAACCATAACACCTTTGAGTATAACAATTTAAAGTACGCTAGAGAGTTATGGAGAAGTGTAGGAGTAGAACTTTTAATTGATGAACATACAGTAGTGGAGGGTTATAAAATATTTGGCTCTCCCTACACTCCTTCTTTTGGTAACTGGGCTTTTATGGCAGACAGAGGTAAGTTATATAAAAGGTGGTGTAATGCTATAGATGATGATATTGATATTCTAATTACACACGGTCCACCTAAGGGAATACTGGATTTAAACGGGGATATGGATCAGGTAGGAGACTCAGCTTTACTTACTAGAATTCAAACCTTATATAACCTCAAACTACATACCTTCTCACACATACACTCTAATTCAAACCAAAGAAATACCGGAGTGTTGTATAGAGATGGGGTTTATTATTCAAATGGGTCTGTAGTCATGGATGGGGAGTTGTATAAGGCTAAGTTTAACGGAAATACAATAACAATTAAAGACAAAGAGGTGTGGTTGAAGTGATTGATTTAGGTAGAGATGGTCATGGGGTTGTAGATGTAAATGGGCATAAGTACGTGTTCTTCTATGACCCTGAGACTGAGACTGTAATTCACCAGATAGATTATAACTTGGTTGAGCAGTATGAGATAGAAATGTTGATTAAGGTGGAATACTATGAAAGGTTTGGTTAGTTTATTTGGATTTGAAGAGAAGGTAGGTGATACAAAGCTATATTATAAGGGGCCTACTTTAGATGCTTGGTGTTTTAGATATTTAGTTTTATGGTGTATTCTTGGAGTTATTAAAGGTTTAGTAGTAGGGCCTGGAGTGTTTGATTGGATAGCTCTTACTTTTGTCATCTTAATTTGGGGTATTACTGAGTATTATTTTGCAAGAAGAGCCCTAAAGATAATGAAAAGAGTTGTAACAGGTGGTGGGATTAAAGTGGAGTCTATTGATTTAGATGATGTGAGAATACTTGAAGGTGAAAATGAGATAGAGTGGGTATATAGAGATTACAAGGGGTTAATAGAAATAAAATATGAAAACAGAAAATAAAAACAAGAAAGTAGTGCTAAAGACAAAAACGTTTTCAGCAACTACGAAGAGTAAAGTATTAGCTAAGGAAGCGGTGGATTTTGCAATGAAGAACTACCCTAACTTAATGGAGAGACTTAAAAATAGCTAGTTATGGATGGAGTAATTGAAATAGATAAGGGATTTGTAGTAGATGTTAATAAAGCTCTTACAGGAGTTGGACATCGAATAATAAAGCCAGATCAATTAGAGAGTGTATTTTCCAGCTATTATTACTATGAAGATAAGCCAAGTCAAATAGCTTCAATAGTAAATTCAATAATCAAGAACCACCCATTTGGAGACGGAAATAAGAGGACAGCCTTTGTGGTATTAACTTCCCTGTGTAGACGTAATTCAGTGGAGTACTTAGATGATGAAGATGAACTATTTGAAGCTATCCACCATGTCGCAAATAATAAGTTAGAAATAGAAGAAGTAGTCGAGGTATTGCAATTAAAAGAGAAGGGAAATGACAAGAATAGAAGCTAGAGAATTAGAACAAAAAGCTGAATTTAATAACCCAATAAAAGAAGTAATGTGGAGAGAACTAACTAGAGTAGATCCAAAGAAGAAAGAGGTTATACTTAAGGTTTTATCTCATTTTGGTGGGGATAGAAAAGCTGCAGATATACTTATGGTTCATTACGGTTATTCAAAGTATCCTAGTGTTTTCCTCGATAAGCCCATAGAGTTCTTCGAGGATATAGACAAAGAGTTACTTAAGAGAAATCCGCATAGACGCAACATGCTAAATCCAGAGTTCGTTAAATTTGAGAAGCATAGAGTAGATTTCTTTGTAGATAAGCTTAGAAGAGAGATGGAGTGGGGAGCTGATTATATTTTTAGTGACGAGGTTGTATTTGAAGGTTTTACGAGAGTTTTTGATTCTAAGTATTTTAAATGTGAGTACAAGATTAACTACGATGATAAGCTTGGATATAGTGTGAGAGAATTAAGGAAGCATTACGAGGATTTGGAGATGGAACTTGAAGAAATGCGTAGGAATAAAGAATATACACGGTTTCACGAAGAGTATATGAGAGAGGTTGGAATTTGGATGAGTGCAGCTACTAGATTAGGATGCGATTATGTTAGACGAAGAAAAATTTAAAAGTTATGAGTAAGCAAATAGAATCAATATCGATAGACGGGTTGCAAATAAGAAAAGCCCTCTATAAGTTAGCTAAGTATTCAAGGGAGTTATTGGAACCTCTCGGATCAACCTCAACCTTAATTCCATATATCCACAGTTTAATTGAATTATCTATGTTTGCAGAGGATGAGGTAATCAAGAATCTAAAGTTTATACAGGAAGAAGAGGGAGAGACTTTGAGTATAGTAAGGAAGTGGAAGTGTTTTGATATTGAGGGAGAAGTTGATCTGAAGTGGGCATTTGTACCGGAGAGTCATATTAAGATTTTATCCAGTTTAGAGCTGCTTAAGGTTCATAAAGACTACCAAGATGACTTAAGTAAAAGACATAGCGAACTTAAGAGACAGTATAACAAAAAGAAAGTAAAAGATGGAAACTGAAACAAATTTTATGGAAGAGTTAAAAGAATATCTCGATAAGACCCCTCAAGAACAAATAGAAAAAGACTGGGAAGCGATTGAGGTGTGGGATGAGGTGGAAGAAGAGGAGAAAACTATAGTAGTAAATCTCATAGGTTCACCAGGTACGGGGAAGAGTACGATCGCTTCTGAACTATTTGCTAAGATGAAATGGGAAGGATTTGACGTAGAATTAGTGTCTGAATATGCTAAAGAACTAGTTTGGGAGCAGCGCCATGAAACCTTTAAGAATGAACTTTATCTTTTCGCCAAACAACACCATAGACTCTTCCGGTTAAAAGGGAAAGTTAAGTTCATAATAACAGACAGACCTTTAATCCTTTCTCTATTCTATAATGGTAAATACGGAGACGGTAGTGAGAACTTTAGAAATTTAGTATTAGAGGAGGTGAATAAGTTTGACAATATTAACATCTTCTTACACAGGACTAAACCGTACATAGCTAAAGGAAGAAACCAAACAGAGGAAGAGTCAATAGAGTTTGCAAAAGAGATGCTAGAGCTTGTTAGAAATTATGGTGGAGAGTTTATAGAGTTGGACGCAGAACAAGATATAACTTCAAACAAAATAATCGAAATCTGTAGAAATCATGACAGAGTTAATACCTAAAGTAGTGGAACGGATAATTGAACTTCAGAGAGCAGGAAAATCGTTTAGCAGGAAGTTTAATATATTTGGCGATGATTTAACTCTATATAAAAAGGAGTACATTATCTCAAAAGGCTTATTTACATTCAATGGTAATTCAGGATATCTAAGGTGGACTCTGGATAATACTAAGTCTGGAGTGTTTTATCTTAAGTGGCTAGACATGACGGTAGAGGAGATTATGCTAAAAGAGTTGTACGGAAGAAAGCACACCAAAGAAACGGAGATGGAGATTATTCAGGAGGAGATTGAAATGATTGATAAAGAGTTGGCTAAATACGAGAAGAAATGAGTGTGATATTAGCTTATGTGTTTGTGGGTATTTGCTCAGTTATACTCATTATTTTCACCATTAAGTACATGTTTAAGGATTCTTTCTGCGATCACGAGTATTATAAGATTGAGGAGGGAAAAGATTACATGATAGCGAGGTGTTTTAAGTGTAGTGATAAAATAAAAATAACCTGGAGATATGGGAAACGTTGAGTGCCAATTCGAGTATGATGATGAAGTGTTTGATGTAAGATATGGTTGGGGAAGGATAGATCATTTCGAGAGGGTTGTGAATGAGGAGACGGGAAAAGTTTATTACAATGCCAAAGTAAAATTTAAATCAACTAAAAACTACATCTACTACGACGATAGCTCTGTTAGAACCCTCCTGTCACACCGAGCTTATGAGAGTTTTGATGAAGTTGTAAGTATTGATTGGGATAAGAGAATTGGTAGATGGGGAAAGATTTATCATAGAGGCGTAATTATAATAGCTAGACTAAAAGCGCATCTTGAGAGTAAGTTTTTATTTGAGATGGAGAATGATAAGGGAGCGTTAGAATTGATGGAAACAAGTAAGTTCGAGCTATTAAATAAAGATCAAGTTTGGAAGTTAAGTCTGAAATGGAAAGAAGAAGAATAAAATTATGACAAGAGAAAAAAAAATTTTGAAATAGGAGATGAGGTATTCGACATAAGGTACGGCTGGGGAGAAGTAGAGAGTTTTGAAGTGGAATTAGGTTGGGAGAATGTTGAAATTAGGTTTGATAATAGTTTGATTTCTTATACAGTTAGTGGACCTGGAGAAATTGGTGATGAACTTTGTCTCCTTTCATTCACAGAGTATACATTAAATGGATTCACCGCAGAAAAACCCATAGATTATAGTAAGTTTGTAGGAAAATGGGGTAAGTTCTGGAATGACGACGAAGCTAAGTGTATAATAAGTAGGTTAGGAAAGTATGATGGTAATTGGTTTATCCCTACAAGTTCATCAATACCTATCTACGAAAACTTCAAACCATTATCAGAAGAACAAATTAAATCACTAGGATTATGACAAAAGGAGAAGAAAAATTTGGAAAGGTGTTCACTCATAGGGTAATTATAACACCAAAAATATCAAAGAACTTAGCGCACTGGATGGAGGGTTACATAGAAGGGAGATTTTGTGATGGCCTAGTTGATGGTGATTATGCAGAGGTTTGGATATATGAGTTTGAAGTTGAGGATATAATTGAAGCTTGGGAGAATGAAGAAGTCCCACCAGAAATAGTTAAAGAATTATCCGAGTTTGTTCAATATTTGCAGGACGAGAAAGTAGATTATATATCGTTTCCAGAAGGTTTGTAAGATGAAAGAAGATTTTGAGGATTTTTTAAAAGGGTGGTTAAATATTTGTACGATGATTTCTATAATTACTACAGTTTTGCTACTCTTTAGGTTTATTTTTGTGCCTAGCTGGGATCATTTTGGAGATTTTGCGGTTTTCTTATTCATCTCAGGTTTTACACTTTGGTATACGTATAGAGATTTAAATTTAGATTAGAGAGATTATGAAAAAAGTATTAGTAACATTGGATATTGCACTTAAGTTAAACGAGTTAGGATTTGACTTACCTTGTTTCGCTAATTATTGGAGAGGTCGTAGTGTAGTAGATTTTAAAGATGAAGTAAAAGGAGATTCAGTTAGTGTAGATAATATAGCAGTTTTACGTAATGGAGAGGCTTTTGATGGAGAAGAGGTTGCAATAGCTATACCTACGTGGGAGTTAGTCTTCGAATGGTTTAGAGGTAAGGGATTAGTGGGTATGATATCGACAAATGAAGTATTAAATGAAGGAGACCCAAGGTATTACGCTTCTGTGGATGATATTAAAGAAGGTGGAAAACTGCATGATCTAGGAGCTGTTCAAACATACGAAGAAGCTAGATTGACAGTAGTAAAGAAAATGATGGAGTTGTTATGAGAAAAGTATTAGTACCGTTAGATATAGCAATAGAACTCAAGAAGATAGGTTTTAATGAGCCATGTTTTGTTAACTACCATTTAGATCTATGCATGAGTTTGAAGTATAAGATCCAAGATAATTGCTTTAGGATATCAGACGTAGAGACTTTTAGAAATGGAGAAGAAGGAAAAGGAGGTGAAGTAGCTATACCGACCTGGGAGCAAGTGTTTGACTGGTTTAGAAGTAAGAATTATGAAGTTTGTATCGATTATGTGGTTGGGAATACTTGTACAATCTATAAAGTGAATGTTAATGCGAGTGGAGAGGAGTTAGAGTTTGATACAGAAAGGTTTTACACTTATGAGGAGGCGAGAGAGTTTGTAGTAAAAGAAATAATTAAAGAGTATGAATATAATAATTAAAGGAGCGCTATACATAAACGAGGAATCAAATATAGTTGTTAAATCCTTAAGTAAAACTGGAGAGCACGACCAAATAGAAGCTGAAGTATATGTGAATGAGGAGTTGGCTGAAAATGGAGAGTATAAGGTAGATTGGGATAAGTTTGTAGAGGTTTATGGAGATAGGTATTACTTTAGCCAGGTCTACAACATTGACACAGAGAATCTAGAGTTAGTTAGTGATATTAGTAGTTTGGAGTTATGAAAAAGACGTTAATATTCGGGCTAATCTTCAACCTAGTTCTATTCTTTGGAGTTAGTGTTTTAGGAGCTTCATTTAATCCGTTTGAGTGGGGAGAGTCGATTAGGAAGTTTTATGTAGGAGTTTATTCTATTTTCAACCTTATAATCCTCATCGCTCTTAGTTATGTTTTGATATCGAATAATGGAGAAATAGAAATAAGATGGTAAAGTTAGAAGATATAATAAAGTTCCAGGAAGATTTTGTAAGATTAACTGGATATACGGAAGATACGCCTTTTGGGAACTACGTTTTAGATTTACCTAAGGAGGAGCTTTCAAGTATACAGATAGAGACTAATGAACACGGTTATACTACTTGGGAGGTTTCTACAAATAATGGAATCTTAAGAGGTGAGTTTGGAGAAAAAGTAAGTATTAGCAGGTTCTTTGAGGGTAAAGCTAAAAAGTTAAGAGTAGCTAAAGATGCAGATGAGGGAGAATTGAGATATATGGAGTTTATGTGGGTTAAGTATAAGCATATTGATCTGATTCCTATTTTAGGCTCACCATTCCAAGGGGCTATATTTGCATATGAAGAGAATGAAAGAAAATGTAGAGAGTTAGCCTTGAGATTTGTAGAGGAGTATATTGAGAAGTTTAAGCAGGGAGGATTATCGAATGAAGAGGATATGGCTAAGATTGAAGAGGTTGTTAATTATGTTAGTACTGCTGAGTTAGACCTTGTGAAACTACTTAGAAAACGAATAAAAGAAGAGGGATTATGAGAAACCTTATTAATACGATAGCTATAGTTATTTCTTTGATTTCATTTCACTTATGTTTGTTTAGTGGAGTGGGAATGCTGGTTAATGGAATTTTCAAAAGAGGGTATACAATTGCTGAGGGAGATGTTATGTTCTTTTTTAAGTCTTTAGGAGCTCTAGTAGTGTCATACATAGTCTCAGCAATAATAGAAGAAATAGAAAGGAGTGAGAAAAGAGGATAAGTTATGATAGAAATAGTTGATCATTTGGCTACTCGTGAAATTACCAATGAGAAAGACATATTAGAAGCCTTAAGTGAATACCCAGAATTAGAGTACTGTGATTTTCTAGACTACCCTGGAGACGTTGATGATATTTTAATTTGTGTGAAGGTAGAAATAAGAAATGATTGGGAGAGGGTTCAGAATTTGAAGGTTATATATATAGTAAGTGGAGTAAGATTCTCATGGCCGTACTTTATTTTAAGGAGAACTCTGAGTGTGAAATTCAATTCCTTAAGAAAAACTTCGACTTGGACAATGAACAGGAAGTCTACACTAAATTAGAGGAAGAAAAAGATGAACCTAAGATACTTGACTTCGATAATATTAAGTGGGGAGTTCTTACTGGAGTGTTATTAAGTATTATTGTAGGTTTTCTCATTTTGAAGCCCTTAGATACCTCTAGAGATACTTGGATAGTACTTTGTGTAATTCTTTTCTGTGGATTTTGTTTTATCTTAGGAACAGTTAGTGAAGAGCTTGGAGAATACAGCGAACTAAAGAAACCTCACACTACACTATATAGATTAATCGGTAACTTTGGATGCCTCATGGTAGTTCTATTTGGTTTGATGTATGGTATGTGGAGCTTTGTTGCAGGTAAGACTAGGATTATAGATGGAGGAAAGAGGGAAGTAGTGTATAAAAAAGATGTATTTGATTATGAGAGAAGAGAAGTGGTTAAGTAATTATGCAGCAACTAAGGATGGGCGCGATGTACAGTTTTTATTAGAGAGAAAGTTGATTGATAGTATAGATGCAGAGGGAATATTAAGAAAGAATAAGGTACTAGAGGTGTTTGATGGATTTAAAGTATTCTCTAAGGATGATATAAAGCAGTTTCAGGGGGATAGTGATACGCAGGTGGACTTAGATGAGATAGGTAGTAAACTTGAAGATGATAATGTAACTGTGGAAGAGGTGTGGCTTATGAAGAAGTTTGAAAGTAAGCTCACAAAGTATAGTCTAGAGGGAAGTTATTATAGGCTTGGTTCAGCTTTATTTTACGGGACTGGAAGGAAGGATTATTTTGTATGGTTAAATGAGGATGAAGGAGATATACGAGTTAAACTGAGATTCTTACCATTGGAACTTAGATTAGCATTGGAGCATTCGGTATTAGCTTTAATTTGCTTGTATATTCTCCCAGTTGAGTTCTATAAATTTACAGCTGTTATCCATGTTCCACTAGTGCTATATAACTCGGTGAAGAAAGTGTATTATAAATCTAGCCTCTACTTCTTTTTGTATACGGTTAGTGCTATGATTATCAGTTCTTTAGTTGGCTTGACCTGTAAACTCTATGGTTAAAGCCTTATATATGAGAACAAGAGGAAATGTTTTGGTTAAATTTTTGAGATATGAACAACTTAATAAAACTGCAGCAAAAAGCACAAGAAAAATTAGAGGAGTACGGAATAAACAACATTAGACTACCTGAGAGAGAATTTGGGTATGATCTAAGAAATATAAACCCGATACTACTAAGAATTAAACACCATGACCCAGAGAAGACTATTGTGGAGATTCAAGGAGTAGGTAAGTTTGAGTATGAATCGTTCCTGTTTTCTCCAGAGCTTGACCACGATAAGTATGTAGAAGTGTCATTGGAGAGATTAAGATTAAAGTTCGAATGTCAGGTTAGTCTATATGAGGAAGAGATAGGGAGGATTGAGGATACGTTAGAAAAATTAATAAGTTAGATATATGATACGATTTTTAAGTGTAGTAGGTTTAGTTGCCGTTTCTGCAGTAGCTTACCTCTATAAGAAAGGATGTGAAGTTTCCAAGAAGAGTGAAGGTTACAACGGAGCTGAGACAGATTTAGAAAAGAAGTAGAGTTATGACAGAGGAACAAATAAAAGAGAAAATCTGTAAACTAACTGGAGATGAAATAATAAGCTTACATAAAAGAACTAAGGAGAAGCTGGAGAGTTATGGTTTCAAATGGCCGATATTCTTAGGTAATTATGTGGGTGACTCTACTGGTTTAGTTTTAGATGATCCCCAGAGAGTTGACGAGAGTATGGCGATAGTGGTTAAAACTAATACGGAAGACTTATTATCAATTGCTGTAGTTAGACCTAGGGTGTTTGTAGAGCATGAAGATTTTGAAGATGTAATAATAGCCATACTGAATAAACAAGCGGAGGAGTTGGAGAAGTTGGCTGATAAATATGGAAGGAAAACTCAGGCTTATTTGGGTGAACTTGAAGATGTAGAGGATATAATGGCGGTATTAGAACATCAAAGAAGTGGAGAGAAGGGAGTTCCAGCAGCAGAAGCATTTGAAAGAATTAGAAAAGAAAGATTAAAAGATGAACATAGAAAATAGAACAAAAAACATTAAGGCGGAGATTGTAGCCCACAGTAGAAACATTGAAACAGGGGATGAGCTTATTACTTATAGACTCACTTATCCTCGTATCATCTTAGCGCAATTGAACACTTACAAACAAATCACAAAAATAACGGCGTCTAGCAGGGCTCAACCGTTTAATAAGGTAGTAGAAGTAATTGAGAATGATCCTTTTATACCAATGGCTTACCAGAAGGCTCACAAAGGTATGCAAGGAACAGAGTATTTTATGGATGAAGAGGAGATTAGAGAAAGAGATTTAGAGTGGCTAACAGCTAGAGATAAGGCAGTTGAGCAGGCTAAGAAGTTGAACGATTTAGGGGTGACGAAACAAATATGCAACAGAATACTTGAACCTTGGATGTGGGTAACTCAGCTGGTAACGGGAACTAGAGAGGCTTATGAACACTTATTTAACCAGAGATGTCCAGAGTATGAAATTGATGTAGATGATCAGACATTCAAAGGGAGAAGTAAGTGGGATATTCTAGTAAAAGGTGAAGATTGCTTTGGGATACCTATTATAGTTGAAGACGAAGAGTGGTTAACGTGTAATAAAGGTCACGCTGAGATTCACTTTATGGATTTAGCTGAGAAGATGTACGATGCATTAAGAGACTCTGAGCCAAAAGAATTAAAGCCAGGAGAACTCCACGTCCCTTATTTAGATACTCCACTTATGACTCCAGATTTGTCTCCAGAAGATGTTATTAAGTATTCATGTGGGTTAACAGCTCATACAAGTTATACTACAATTGGAGACGGAACAAAGATGACTATAGATAAAGCGAGAGGATTATTTAAGCACTGTCTGGAAAATGGTCACTATTCTGTATTTGAAATGATTGGCAAGGCTATGAGTAAAGATGAACTAGATGATCCAAGGAGAAGAGGTTTTAGAGGCTTTATTCAGCTTAGGGGACATTTAGAGGATGGTAATGACTTAAAGAGCTTTCTATCATGATACACTGGATTTATGTTGTAAGTTTCATAGGACTTTACTTTGCTTCAGTTAGATTCTTAAGGTTGTATTTAGGATTAGACGAGAGAAAGAGTTGGTTTATGAAGCTGATCTCTTGGACACCTGTGATAAATACCTTACTAATCATCTTGGCGTTCCTATATATGTCCTACGTGGTTTTAAGAGAGTTCATATTATATTACAGAAACAAAAACAAAGAATAAAAAAAAATGGCAGAAGTATTAATAATTGTATCGCATAGTGCCACATCTTCCCTTAAAAGTAAACTCGGATTCTTCTCAGTTGATGGGTTTATTAAGTTTATGGAAGATAAGGATACAACGGGATACAAGTTTTCTTACGATGTGATGGATAGGAGTTCTGGGAAATTGGCAGCACCTAAGGACTTATCTCACATCTCACTAAAGGATTTTGAAGATTTATTTGTCAAGCGAGGTCACGATTTAGGTCCAAGGCTTATTAACAAGATCTTCAACACTTCAATAGGTAAGAAATACGGGACTAGAAAGTAAAATTTGTTGTCATAATGTGTGAAGAGCAGTTCATGAGGTTAAACTTGTGGGCTGCTCTTTTATTTTTCGGTTTGAATTATGAAGGATATAGTAAACAAAGAGAAAACCTTGGCATTTGAACACTTAAAGGAAGTTGGGTGGTACAAAGTTAAAATCTTGCCAAACCATATTCACTACGCTAAGTTCAAGGGAAATACTGAAGGTGGTATAGTAAAAGATCCTAACTATATTGGCTATGATTGTTGGGTAAATGAAGGCTGTGTAGTTAAAGGGATGGTCTTAGATGGGACGATACTGCTCAGTGGAGAACACGGGGGACTTGTAGACGAAGGCTGTATAATTAGAGATAGCTATGTAGACGTGGGAAAGTTGTCTGTAATGAATAGAAGCGAGATCAAGGGTTTAACCGTTTCAGGATTAAGTTCACCAGACATTAAGCTAGAGATAAAACAATCTATTATACCAGCTAAGGTAAATATATGGCTAAACCTAAGTAGAGAAGAATTGAGTGACCTATCTGGCATTAAAATAACAAACTCCATCATCTCGGGAACTACAACTATGAACTCTGCTAACCTAACTATTGAAGACTCTAACTTATCTGAAGGACCTTTTATTATTGACAGAGGTGTAAGGAGTATTAAGGGAGTATTTAAGTCTGAGGCGTTTGAATTTAAAAAGGATGAATATGGGATCTGAAGGAGAAAGAGTAATTCACAGGTTCTACAACAAAAAGACAGGTGAGGCTGAAGGTGTTATAAAGGCTAATACTACAAAGGGGATTAACTTAACCGTAGATGATGACTGCCACATAGACAAGGGATGTTATTTGTTTATACGTATAGGTACATCTCCAGTTAACCTTAGATTATCAAAAGTACAAATAAAAGAGAATTCCAAGGTAAGCATAGATATTGGAAGAAAGTGTGAGGTTATAAGGTTTGAGAATGTGAATCTAATGGATGCGTCTGTGTTAAGTATCGAGACTACCGGATCATGTACCAGCATTAAGGTTAAAGATTACTATTCGACTGAGAGTGATATGTTTACAAGGAATATGGACAGTGGTTGCATTTGCTTAGAGAATATTTACTTAGTGGAGGAATCAAGGGTAAGACTTAGATCAATAAGCAATCTCATAGTAAAGGGTCTAAGAATGATAGAAGCTTCGAAGTTAGAGATCGGTACTTTAATTAAACCTCAGCACGCCTTAATGTATCGACCGAATAACCTGCTTATAGAAAGTGTGAATATGGAAGACGAATCAGAGCTAGATATAAAGATAGAAGTGACTGATAAAGAATATTGTAGAGAATCCGCTAGTGGGTTAATTGTAAAAGGTATAAACATGGATAGTGAAAGTAGAGTTGAGAGATTGTTTAAAAGATTAGATAGTGCAATATTTGAGTTATGAAGACAGTAGAACTAAAGGACATGGATTTTTCGAAAGAGATGCCCAGTCGAAGGTTTATAGGGGAGACTCTCTTTATAGACCTAACCGAACATAAGACCTTTAGAAATCAATCAGTATGCAGGTTAAAGATGACCCCAAAGCACCGGTTGTATGATAAAGATAATAGTAATGTAGGAGGTTGGGTTGGTATTGATGTGGAGCTAGATGAAGATGTTTGGATAGACGAAGATACCGTAATTATTGGTAAAAGTTTTATTCATGGAGGGGTTGAGATTACACATGGCTCTAGGATCAACAACTCTAGGATAATCGGAAATGGGACTATAAGAGCAGCCAACATAAACAAGAGTGAGATTAGAGGTGGTTTTAATATTGGGCATGGAACTGAGATTAAGAAGTCAACCTTAGATGGCATAACTATTCTTGACATGACAGCGATAAATCTAGGTAAGGTTAAAATAGCTATGGAGAATTGTAATGTTAATGGAAGGCTTATCGTGGAAGGGAGACCTAGTTTTTACCTCAGAAATTGTACAATTAGTGGAGGATTAGTTGTGTATAAGAATCATAAAGTACTAAGACATATTTCCTTCTCAGCCGTAGATTGTGAGTTTATGGGGGACAACATGATTGACTTTCCGGAGCGACAGATTCAGCTACTTCTCGAGGACTGCTTTGTAAATAACTCAATAATACGTTCAGCTCCAGAAGGGTTTAGCAATAGTGGCATTAGGCTTATAAAAGATTGTGAAATAAATAATGAGGTACTTGATGAAATCTAAAATAATAAAGGAAGGGGATGGGTGGTACTTAACGGTAACAGATGCAACAGAAATAGCTGGTGAAGTTTTGTATAGATTAGTTAGGATAGAGACTGGAGAAAAAGGTGGGTATATAGGACTTGATGTAGAATTAGATCGAACTTCTTGGGTGGATGCTACTTCTTTTGTGTTAGGGAAGGTTAAACTAGTAAACTACACTCAAATAACTGACCGCTCCATGATAGATATAAACCCTAAGATACCTACTCTAATAAATAACTCTAATCTAAACTACTGCCTAATAAATACAAACGATAGTGCATTCACCCCTACTACACAAATAAAGATTATGGATTGTAGGTTTGACCATACTAAACTACTGTATAAAGCTACATTTCCAAAAGAGGGGCTAATTATGGACAACTGTAAGATTATGAGGTGGAAGAAATTTGGTGAACCTGCTACTCTCTGTTTAACTTCTGGAGTATATAAAAATGTAACTGGAGATAATGTTTGTCACATAGAGCTTCACTTTGGACAGGTTGATGAAGGTGCGGTAGATAGAGTTATTATGGAGGATGTTCATTTAAGGACTCAAGGTAATATAGATATAAGAGGTGTAGGTCTGGTCTATTTAAATAATGTGGTAGTAAATTCGGATGCAGTCTTAGAACATTTGAGCGACTTGAATCATCTAATAGTAATAAACGAAAATGTAACGAAAGAATGGAAACGATTAGAGTTATAGAAAACGATAGAAAAATAAGAGATCACATAACCTACTACAGAATTGAAAAACTACCTAATCACCCACTGTATGCAGAATCTGGAATGAACTTAGGTGGTTATATCTGTAAGGACTCTAAGATTGAAGATGGAGGTTGGATCTCAGAGGGAGTATTTCTAACAAGATCTACAGTAAAAGATGCAGCTGTACTTATTAATTCTTCTGTAATAGGTTATAAAATAGATGTAATTGACTCAGAGATTAGCGGGAGTACTTCACTCAACTGGGAAACCGACAATACTGGAGCTATAATCAAGAATAGTGAGATCGGTGGTTTAGAAAGCGGTAACACTAGTCTTAAACTCGTTAATAATTCTAGAGTAATAGGAGCTTGGAGGTGTAGTAATGAGTATGGAATAGAGATAGTAGATTCAGTGATTATAGGTAGTGGAACTGTAGGTGGACAACTTAAAGGTGTATGGAAGAATTAAGAAAACCAATAAGACTAATTAAAGAGGAACCTAAGTCTATAAGAGGTTTAACGGTTGGATATAGAATAGAAGCTACTAAATATCACAAAACAATTAAACCAGGAACAAGAGGGGGATATGCTGTAAGTGAAGACAATGTAGATGAGACTTCTTGGATATTTGATGAGTCTGTAGTATCTAGCAAGGGAGTCAGGCTGGTTAACAATACTATAATACAAGCTGAAACGGTAATTGCTGAGGGTAGGAGTTTTATGGATAGTGTTTTAGTAATCTCTAACTCTAACCTAACGAATTCCTATGTAGACTGTAATAATAAAGAACGCATCACTGACATTAACCACATAAAAGACACAAGAATAACTAAGGAGCGTATTTATCTTTATGGCAGATGTTCTTTGGTTAATTGTGTTATAGAGAGGGATTTTACTCCAGTTGATGATGCGAATATGGTTGAATTGTACGACTCTCATTTAGTAGATAGTGTGATTATTAGTCCAGATTATCAAGTTGAACTAAGGGATTGTTTAGCTGACAGACTTAGAGTAGTGGGAGGATCAATTAATATTACAACAAAAGGAATTGGCTGTATAACAAATCTAAGAAGTGTGTCGGTAATCGGTAAGAAGAGTTTTATTCTAGGACATGAACTTAAGGATATCAGTTTACTAAAGAATGTTGAGGTTAAAAATGGTTGTAAAATAGAGGTAAATCAAGGGTCAATCCATATAGAGGATAAACTGTTTGAAGGAGATAAAGAGTCTATAGAGCATGAATATGAAGAAAGTGGTAATTTGATAATATTGGGTTAGTTATGGTAGAAATTATAAAAGAGGACACTAAAACCTTTAACAGAAAAACCTTATATAGACTTAAAATGACAGAAGATCACCCTAAATTCGCCAAGTATAAAGATAAATTACTAGGTGGGTATGTTAGTGAAGAGTCTGTAATAAAAAACGGAGCTTGGGTTGAAGAAGGGAGTTATGTGATGGGGAATACTGTAATAAGCGGAGATATTATAGTTAAAGGAGAGAGTAGAATAAAAGAAAGCAAGATAGAAGGCGACGGGACTATAAATCAATTCAACATCATAAACTCAGAAGTATTAGGTCAATTTAGGATAGATGGGAACGGGTCGATAAAGGATTCTAGGTTTGATGGGGTAATTTTCTTAGATCTTTTAAGTTTAGGTACACAAGCATCTAGAGTTTTTAGTAAATGTAGTGTGACGGGAGTATTTAATATGGAGATTTATAATGTAGTTAAGATTGAGAATTGTATATTTAATGGCAACTTCATAGCTTCTATCGGGAATAACTATTTTGGTAGTAAGTTTCTAATGATGAAAGGGTGCACCACGAATAATAATGTAATAATCCGAAATGGTAAGAGCAATACTAGAGTCTACAGAATAAATGACTGTTACCTGGATAATGTAGAACTAGATTTAGCTTATGTTGAACCTGAAGAAGTAATTGGTGGATTAGTGGTATTTAATAATAACGTATGGAAAAGCGAGAGATTAGACTTAATAGAGCCGATTTCATAACCTGTAAAGTAACGGGGGAGAAGTTGTATAGAGTAGTTGGAAAAAGTGAGGGTGGATTAGAGGTTATGGGAGGTTATGTTGGAGAGAGTGTAGTAATGAGTTCAGAGTCTTGGGTATCATCAACTTCATCTGTTTCTGGGTCTGTTTATTTACTGGGGAATACTTTAATAACTGATTCTACTATTTACCAAACCAGCTTAGGGAGTATAGAGATTACAGATTCGAATATAATGTCCTCAGATATCTCTTCTGGTCAAGCGGGTAGGAAGATTTATATATCCAATAGTATCCTCAGTAAAGTGACAGATATAGGGGGTATGGGACTAAGAGTAACTGGAAATCCTGAGCTAATGATAGTAGATTCCATATTAGAGAACATTTCAGGACTAGTTTTATCAGGATCTCTTAGTAATGTTAAAATGACGTATGGCAGCAAGATTAAGTGCTCAGATGAAGGAGGGATTATTAGGTTATGGTGTAAAGACCTAGTGTTAGATGATCATGCGGTATTGGAAGTTGAACCAGAAATAGATCACGTTTTAATCAATAATGTTAAGATTTGTGAGGATTCTAGATTGTACATTCAAAACAGTAAGGATGATAGAGGGGTTGGCCATATAGTCTCCATTACTAACTTTAAATTGAACGAGGGTGGGAAGTTATGGATAGAATAATTAATGATGAGATGACCTTAGAGTTTAGAAGAGAGGATGGTGTGGAGGGTTGGAGAATTTATATGTTAGAGGATCACCCATCCAAAGGTTTAGTAGATGAAGAAGGTGGAACGGTGGCTCACTATAGCTTAATTGATGGGAGATCTTGGGTAGGTAAGAATGTTAATGTTGGACTCCACGCTAAGGTATACAACTCAACTATCCTATCTCTAAACCTTTCAAATATCTATGGCAGCCTAACAGATTGTAATATAATAGCTAAGGAGATACTCATAGGTTCAGGTTGTTATGTTAAGGGTGTTCATGCTATGTCTTCTGATTATACATTGGCTGTTGATTCCTTTATAGTTAGTGACTCTGCGGTATTTGGTTCGCCTATATGGATTGCACCTAAATCGGACAATGAGCGGTATAATGTAGAGTTTTTGAATTCACAGGTTGATGGTAAGTTCTTGATTAATAAGTCCCTCTTTTCAGCTAGAAGTAGTTTAATGGGAGAGTTTTCAGTAATAAATCCTTCAACAATAGTGGATTCTAGTTTGACAGGAGCATACATATTAAAAAGAAAAAGTAAGATTATTAAGAACGAATTTAGTAACCAAGATGAGATAATATTATGAGAACAGAAGTAAAGCTACATATAGATGGTGATTATAGAGTTTTTAGAGGAGAGAAGATCGGAGGTATAGTTCCAAAGCACACGAGTATAGATGAAACTTCTTGGGTTAGTTATGACTCTAGAATAAGGACGAAGAATGATAATTGCTTGTTAGTACTCAGATATGGAACTAGGATACTTAACGAAACTAGAATCAACTTGGATGTTAGGGATCTGACTATTTTAGAGGGAGTTCAAGTTAAGAATGGTGATGTGTATTTATCTAGCGGAACAAACAGTGTAATAACTCTTTCTGGTGTAACTATTCTTGATGGCGGATTATGGTTAGATGGAGCTCGTGGCATACATTTCACAAACTCTAATATAACTAAGGGAGCAGATTTTCAGGTAGTTGGGAAGAATATAGTTGCTAGTGGAGTTAGTTTACAGGGAGAGGGGACAAAACTCAAAGTAGAACCTAGGGGAAACAGTAGTATCTTAATCTCAAATGTGCAGTTAATAGATACTCAGGCAGTTAAATTTGATAAACCTCCTTATACGACTGTTGGAGAGAATTTTATACTAGCTGACATAAAAGAAGAGGGTATTAAAGAACTGACTCACTATTCGATTGGAGATAACATAATTAAGAATAAGAGTTTGGAATCAATTGGCAAAGTAAGTAATTTATGAAACACGAAATAATAAACAATAAGGAGGGGACACTATCATTTACCTGGGATCCTGAACTAAATAATTATAACGTGGTAATGACCGACAAACACCCGCTAAATACAGAAGGTGAAGGCTCAGGAATGTTTGGAGGAACTGTAACTCACCCAGACTTAATTGGATCTGATTGTTGGATTAGTGGAGGTGTAAGCGTCATAGGTGAGTGTAAGTTATCTGGAGGAACTATAATAGAGGCGAGCTTTTTGAATATAGTTAATACAAACCTAAATAACTGTAGAATTTCTATTTATTTTGGGCAGGTGTTTGAGAGTAATCTTAATAACTTGGAAATCAGTACGAATAAATTTGACTGCAAGAACTTCATTACCGCAGGGAATTCTAAATTAATAGCATCTGGTTATGAAGATATATCAATAGTGGATACAACCTTACTGGGAACTTTAATGGTAAGGACTGGTATAACTAAAGATAATAATCCAAATGGAACTACTATTGTAAACTCTGAGATAGGTGGAAATGTTATGATTAGAGGATTAGGATTTGAGTTAAGAGATTCCCGTATATCCTCCAGGGCTTTAATCATCGGTGAGAACTATCTGGAACTAAAAAATGTAGACGAATGAGAAATACAGTAATAGACTTGAAGCAGAGTAAAGGAATGGATAGTCACAAAGTTTATAGAGTTGTGGATTTAAATACTGGAGAGAAGGGAGGCTGGGTTAGTGAGAATGTGGTGGTGGATAAGAACTCTTGGGTAGGTAAATCTAATACTATAATAATGCCACCTAAATGTAAGCTATCTCTACAAAATACAATCATAGACGGGACCAATATTGAAGTTGAAGTTAATAATGGACTAGTTTTACTTAAGGATTGTGTAGTTAGACCTTTCGCTAGAATTATTGTTACAACTTACGATAAAGCAGTCATATCTAATTGTATATTCGGAAGTAGGTGTTTGTTTGAAATAACTGAATTACTTGACCTAGGTTTCTATTCAGTTAGTGTAAATAATTTAAATCTCGGTAATAGTGCTAGGTTTAAGATTGATAGCTCGATTGAAGAGATTGAAACCGACTTAATACCTGTGGCAACTTTTAATGATATCTCTATTCTAAGCTCAGGAGAATTCTACTTAACTAATTGTAAGGGGGATATTTCAGTGAATAAAGTTCTTATAGGTGAGGATTGTAAGTTTCACTTGGATGAGTATAAAGGAATATTAATAGATGAGTTTGAGTGTATAGGGTGGAGTAAATTTGCCTTTGAGAATGTGTACGAACCTAAATACTCTAAATTTGGAAGCGAGATTATGATTGTCGATACTGATATTAGTAAAGAGTCGTTTATTAATTTAGTTACTGCTGGAGAAGTCATATTAAGTAATCAAGTGATGGAGCATATTATATTAAATGAGGATGATGATATAGTTAATGGAGTATTTAAGAGTAAGAATCAATTTGTAGAAGAATGGAACATAGAGTAATAAATAAAGAGAGAAGTATCCTGTTTGTTAAGGGGAATCCGAAGAATCAATTTTGGAGAACATACCTTCTTGAAAACCACCCTCTTTATACCGGAGATGACACTGTGAGGGGTGGACTTATTGATGATCCTGATAGTATTTCTTGGGATAGTTGGTTAGGTTCTGATGTGATTGCTGATAAGTCTAAGATATTAAACGGCAGTAGAATCGAGGGATATTTTGAGATTAGAAGCAGTACTACATCTAACTTAAGTATTACAGATGTTAATCCCAATACTACTCCCAGAATTTCAAACTTAATCAAAAACTCTACTTTAAACTTTCATGCACCTGTTGGGATCTATATAACTAAGGAATCTATTATTGTAGGAACTTGTATTGATGGGTATGTAGATATAAGTAAAGTTGCGGGATTAGATTTAAAGAATAGCTGCTTAACTGGGAATATAGACCTTAGGAATTGTCGTGAGTTTTTAGAGTTAGAGGACTGCTTTTTTAATGGTAATCTAATCTTTGAGTGTGGTAATTATAAGTGGGGGAACGCTAAGATAGAAGGGAATAAAATAATTAAATAGCAATGGAAAAATATATAGGACCGGGCATAAAGATTAACTTAGAGAAGGGAATAGAGTTTTACCATGTAGATTCTGATAGTAGATTTGATATTTACCAGATTTACAAAGATGATGGAACAATAGGAGGAAAGGTATCGCTGGGAGTAACTTTAGATGAGAGTTCGTGGATAAGTGAGGGTGGATTAGTAGTTAATCTAAGTTCTAAGAAAATCCACATAACTAACAATTCAAATATCAAAGGTACTATTATGTTAGATGCAATGGAGGTTTGTTTGGATATGGTTATAGTTGAGGTAAAGAGTGAGATAATTAGTAGTGGTGATGCTCAGTTTAGTAAGATTAAGTTGAGGGATTTAGTTTTAGGTAGAGCGTCTAAGATTGAATTAGTAGGTGATCTAGGGAACTATATAGCAAGTGATTTTGAGATTGATATGGAGAATGTGAATGTTGAAGGGAACTCTACTCTCAAGTTACGTAATTATGGATCGGTGAGAGATTTGAAATTAACCGAATCCTCTGCATTAGTTATAGACAGTGTGAAGTTCTCAATAAATAATGTAACTATAGGGCAGGCTAATTTCATCAATATCTCAGAGTTTAATACTTTATTTATCTCAGATCTAACAGTAAAGAGTAATCCTAATCTAAACTTAAATCACCTCACCTTCAATGCTCCAAGTGCGACTATCAAAAATAATAACTTAATCATAGCAACTATTTTAATCAAGGGAGGGGCGTACATTCGTAAAAATATGGAGGATGAATACGTAATATATGAAAACGAAACATGGGAAAACCAAAGTACATAAAAAATAAAGAAGAAACCCTGCAATACTTAGAAGAAAATACGGGGTTATACAGGGTTTATATGCTTCCAAAACATCCGTCAAAATCTTTCGTGAGTGGAACTGGGTTAATTAAGGGAGGATTAGTAGAGAGCATGGACACCTTAAGTTACGACTCTTGGATAAGCCAGAATGTAATAGTAATGGATAAGGAAACCAGATTATATAGATCAGTCATAGAATCTCAATCGTCAAACTTAGTAATAAAAGAGAGTCAGATTAATGGGCTTGAGGTTTCTTTGGACTGTAAATCTCTGTATGGAGCACTTATCTCAAATTCTCACATAAACCTTACTACAGCACACTTAGGTTACCTTAGAGGACTTAAATTGACTGATTGTTATATAGATGGAGCCTTGAATACGTCTGGATTATTTAAGTTAGAGATGAGAGATACTAGAGTTGTAGGTCAGTTATTTATAGAAGGAAATATAGATAGTGAAGCTGATGACCCTTTGATAGATGTGGAGATTAATAACTGTAGCTTTGAAGGGATTAACAGTATAGTGAGAAGGTTCAGGGATACAAGGATGCTTACTTTTGAGAGGGAGAGTTATACTGGAGTTAATTTAATAAAGGATTCACATGAGCTTGATAAAAATAGACAATAAAGACAAAATTAACCACCTAGGATACACCTTATACAGAGTAGTAAATGAAGCCACTGGAAAGAGAGGAGGCTATGTATCTAAGGAGGTGACTATAAGTGATGATTCTTGGGTTGAATATGAAGGTGCGGTTATATCAGGAAATGGAGGTAAAATCTTCTTAACTGACGGAACTACAATAGAAGGAACTTTAGAATCTCACAGCCAAGTAACTAAGGTAAAACACTGCTTCTTTAGGGGTGTAGTAAAGGTAATGGAATCTGAGACTTATACAGCTGAATTTGTAGATTGCAAGACTATTGATAGAGATTGTAAAGTAACTATAGTAAACCAAGATGATGATAACCCTATTAGACACTCAGATAACTTGTATATAGAAAACTTACTTATGTCTGGCAATACCGAGCTTACTCTTTCTCCTTATGGTAGTGTTTCACGTGCAACATTGTTTAGCCGAGGTATTTTCTCTATAGGCTCTTGTTGGAAGTTTCTTGTAAGTGATGTAACTGTAGGTGAGAGGTGTGCATTTTATGTTAATGGATTCTCTAGGGTGGGTATTTCTAATTTAACAGTGGATAAGTCTTTTGATGCAGCTAGTTACAGGGACTTTGAAGTTAGAGGTTACGGTTTAGTTAATTACATGGGAAGCTGCCTAATCTATAACACTAAGTACGATGACGATGGAGAGAAGGCTAAGATAATAAGGGTTGAAGAGAAAGATATGGATATAATAATAGAAAATGGACTACGACGCGATAAATAATGAAAAGACTCTCGGATTTAAGAAGGATTTAATTACAGGGGTTCTAGGTGATAATTACTATTCAGACACCTACCGAGTTTATATGCTCCAGAATCACCCTTTATTTGAAGTTACTAAGAAGGAAGATAGAGTAGGTGGTATGATTTTGGATATAGAAACTTTAGACTCGACTAGCTGGATTAGTAAGGGAGTTGAAGTTAATGGTCTAGTATCTAAGCTCATTAATTCTGTTCTGATTCATACTAACTTAGGGAAAGGAAGATTGATGGTAGGAAGAAATGTAAAGATGACTAATTGTTATATAGAGTCTGGAAGTCCGGGAGATGCAGTTATAAGGAAGTCCGAGATAGAGAATGTTAAAATTATACGGAATAGTGCAGGAGTTAGTATTAAAAAGAGTAAGATAATAGATGGAAGCTTTGTTAGCACGAGTTTAAGGACAGAGTGGGGTTTAAGTATAGTTGAAAGTCAAATTGTCTCTTGTAATATTATACTCCACGATTGTTCCCTAAGTCTTAATCAAATGAATCTCTGGAATATAGATGTAGTTGAATCAGAAAGAATTTTTACTAATGCGGATATTGAAGAAATATAGAAAGCAGAAACTCAGGATCATAAACAAAGGTAGTAAAATAGCTGAGGGATTAGATTTAGAAGAGGTCAATAAAATGAGTCAGCCTTCTACTATGATTTTGATTAAGAGCCAGGTAAACGGTAATATAGAGACTCACAACGACATTATATTTGAAAATTGTAAGATAGGTAGAGTTAAGAGTTTCACAGTAAGTTATAGTATAGAATCTTCACCTGTAATCTTTAGGAATTGTATCTTTAATGATGACTGTGAGGTGTATATTGAAACTGGTGAAGGGACGTACTTTGAGATAAATAACTTAGAGATGGATGTTGAAAGTACACTTACCCTAAAACCTATGAAATCCTGTATAGTAGAGAATATGAAAATAGAGCTTTACGGTGAGTTCTGTAGTTCAAATAATGCAAGTAATATAGTGATGAGGAACGTAGTAATAAGTAGAGATGCTTTAGTTAATCTTCAGTACGAATTTAATCCTAACATAGTCTACCTCAATAATGTACACTTTGGCGATGACTCTAGGTTTTTAGTAGAAGCAGGTCAAGTTAGGAGTTTATCTATGGTGGATGTTAGAGTTAGACCTTTTGCAGAGATTGTAGTAAAGAAGCATACCGAATTAAAAGGAGAAACACTAAATGGAAACATTACGATTTAAAAAGCTGCTAGATAACCACTACATCGTTTACATGACCAAATACCACCCTTACTATTATCGATATCTGAATGCTAAGGAGGTTGAAGGTTATGGAATAGAAGGTGGGAGAATAGATAATCCAGTGAAGATAGATAAGTACTCTTGGATTGATATTGGAGTTGATGTTAGGAATTCCACGATAAAGAGATCAATTATAACTACGCATCCCTTTAATACATCTCTCTTAGTATCAATCTCGGACTGTAAACTTGAGAATTGTGAGATAAAGTGTAGCGATTCCTCTTATATCTTTAACTCGAACTTGGAAGGGGATTTTATTGAGGCTGATGGGAATACGGTTGTTTTAGGAGATTCTTCTATTAATGGAGTTTTTCAATATTATAATCCTCCATATAGCTTAACTGTAAAAGAATCAAGCATATCGGGAGTAACTAGGATGATAAATGTTTGTAGGAATATAGCTATCATCAATTCAAACTTAACAGGATCACAGAATTTTACACCAAAGTCAGATGATGGAAAGGTAATTAAGAGTGATTTCCTTGTGATAGAAGATGTGTATATAGCCGAGGATGGAGTTATATCGTTAGACCAAATTAATGAGAAAAAGTATGTTAGTAATTGATAAGAATGAAAGTAAGGAGTGGGGGGATCTAATTCTTTACCGAGCGATTGATGAAGATACTGGAGAGAAACATGGATGGGTTACTGAGAATATTATACTGGGAGAAGGTTGTAAGATAGAGAGGGAGTGTAGGGTTTATTCAAAGTCTCTAAACGGTGTAGTTCATTTGTCTGATGTTGAGATTACAGGTATGTCGGATATAGGAGTTAATTCAGGCTTTTTCTACAGGTGTATCTTCTCTAAAAGCTGTATATGTGACTTTGGTGAAACTGCAGAAGTAACTAATTGTCGTATATCTGGTAAAATTGAAGTTATAGATGAAGGAGGACTTAGATTAAAGATGGATAATGTGCAAATAGGACACGGCACTCGCTTGGAATCTGGAGATGGGGTAACTATTCTTAATTCCTGTTTCGCAGACAGTTCAATAATTAAAATACAACCTCAGATGGAGCTCCTAATGAATAATGTGAATATAGGTTATAAAAGCGTGTTACGTATAGCTACAGCAAATAACTTAACTCTAGATAATATAACCATAGGGGAGAAGTGTAGGGTGGAAGTAGATAAAGGAGAGCTAACCTATGCAGAATCTATAGTTGGAGAAAGAATTAATGACAATGAGCAGGTTGAGTTTACGGGAGGAGATCAAGAGTAGCGGCAAGGTCTCAGATAATGTTATTCTAGATGATGGCTCTTGGGTTGAGGAAGGGAGTGAAGTTATTAGCAGTGATCCAAGTAAAGTAGTAAACCTCATAAACACAATAGTCAAAGGGAATTCCATATTGTGTATAGATTCAGGGAGTTTGGTTAATTGTGAGTTTGATAGAGCTAAGGTGACGTTAAAAGGGGCTGATGTTGTAGAATTTAAAGATTGTAAGATGGTCAATAAGTCGGATATTTTCAAGGTAAGAGGTATGAACAAGGCTGAACTAAATCTTAGGCAGAGGTTTTACAAAGTTGAGATGAATAATGCTTCTATAACTTTTCCAGATGGTGAGCTTTTATGTAACAACTTAGTAATGAGAGATAATAGCCATATACACCTAGAAAACCCACAAGATATAATAATTAGTGATGTAGTGGTGGATAAAGATGCTGAAATAGAGATAGAAGGAAATCAAAACCTAACTATAGCTAATGTAGATCTTAGGGAGTATTCGATATTAAAGGTAAAAACAGGTAGAACTAAAGAAGCAGTGAGCGTAAGTAATTTAGTAGTAGCCGCTTGGAACACAAAAACAGTTAAATTATGAGCAACAAAGAAATAAAAGTAAAACGAGAAGAAACAGTAGACGGTAAGACTTTAAAGAGAATAGAGTTACCACAGGGAGGACTTGGAGGTTTAGTAGAGTTCCCGGAATTAATATCACCTCTAAGTTTCATATCTCCAAACTGCACAATCATAGGTAAAGTAGAAGTAGACGCTGGTGCAACAATAATGGATAACTCTAAGATTGAAGGAGAAGGGTTTATAGGTTCAAAGGCAGTTATCCAAGGTACTCAAATCAAAGGCACAGTTAACATTATAGGAGCAGCAGTTCTCCAAGGTTGTTTGTTTGAAGGAGAGGTTAACTTAATAGGAAGTGAAGAAAAAGATGAGGCTATATGTATTAGAAAGAGTGATATAATTGGGGATGTGTATATTAAGGAAAGAGTTAGGCTCAATAAGTGTAAGTTTGAAGCGAATCTAGAATTAAAACCTTCCGTAGAGCTTATTAAAACCGAGATATCAAATAATGGAGGTACTTGTGGAGTTTTGGAAGTTAATACGCTTAAGAACTTACAGAAATATGTCCTAGATGCAACTAATATGTTCAACCAAAATGTAACTGAGAATGAAAATGACTAAATATAAAATAGTAGGGGAGACCTTAATTGACACAACTACAAATGAGGTAATAAAGGGAGTGAAGATACTAAATGCAACGAAGGATATGTTTATAGGGGATAATGTGTTGTTTGGACATGAGGTTGAAGTTACTCTCTCTGAATCAGCTAAGGTTGTAGATACTTGGTTTGAGAAGGGTTGTAAGGTAGTGATAACAGATGATGCAGTAGTAATTAATAGTGAGTTCCTACCTTCAGAAGATTCAGTTATAAGAGTGGCTAGAAATGCTAAAGTATATACCTCAACTCTATGCGGGGATATTAAAGTTATGGGGAATACGGTAGTCAAGAATAGTGATATTAAAGTTCCATTCTTAGCTCTTAGACTTGATAATTTTGTAGAGAACGTTAATTTTGTCAGTGATTCTCCAGAGGCTTGTCATGCATTCGAAAAGTGTTATATTAAAGATTGTGAGATAACCTACAGTAACGATCCTGATGATAGCAATAAGTATAGGGGAATTCACATGATAGAGAGTACTTTGATAGAGGTTAAGAATATTGGGGTTAGGTTTCCAGATTACGTTAGGAGAGCGATGTTGATTGATAAAGTACTGGTTGATGGAGAGAAGATAGAAGATGATACTATGGAGGTTTTTGATTCTAAGTTAACAGATGCAGAAGATAATGAAAGTAATTGGTGATCCCAGTAAGATGTATAAGAATAACCCTGTATGCTTTGATGAAACTATGGTTGGAGATGCAGGGGTTACTATTTCTCCAGATTCATTCATAAGTGACCGCTCTTGGATAGCTCCTTCTGATCAATCTTTTGTGAAGTCTAGTGTAGTTGGAGATAATATATTCTACTTAGATGGAAATTTAACAATGGACAAAGGATCTGAGTTTAAGGGGAGTTTACTTTCAAGAGGTAGAGAGGATTCAGATTTACGATTATACGCTTCTGAAATCAATGCAAATGTAGCCCTAGATGATAGATCTTATGTTAGCCTGTCTCATAGTCGAGTAGAGGGGAATCTTGTTGTATATGGTAGTGGACAGCTTCATTGCCTCAGGGTGAATATTTTTGGTAATGTAATAATCGATCTTCCTGAAAAATATGCCATAAACTTAGTGGATGTAGAGATTCATGGAGATTTGATTTTAAATAGTGAGAGTTTCTTATACATGGCGGGCTGTTTACTTCACGGATACAACACTATAGTTAAGAAGGGGGGTGGGGATTTAAGAATGGAGAATTGTCACTATAATAACTCTGGATACAACGAATATCATATAACAAAAGATACAAAATGGACAGAGAAAATAATGGAGAGCAAACACATTTAGTTGACAAAGGTTGGTACTATTTAGACAAAACTATACCTGGTGGCGAGTCTAAAGATTGTTTTGCTGCTATTGATAAGTCTACAGATTATGTTATGGGATTTTTCTCAGAGTCAGTTAAAGTAGAAAAGGGAGCGAAGATTAGAGATAGCTTACTGTATGGAGAAGTGTTTGTAAGTAAGGATTCAACCGTGCTTAATAGTAATATCGGCAATCCTGAAGGTGAATCTATAGTAATCATTCAAGGTAAGTCTAATATTACATATACTACTATCAGAACCAATATTGTTAGAAGGGATTCACAGGTATTTATTATTGACTCTAAAGTTGAACTGGCTACATTTAGAGTTAGACCTGGGACATTAACAATAAGAAGTTCTACAGTAATCGGTGTTAATCCTCCCTCAATTACAACAGACATAGGGCAAGTTAATAGGTTTCTTGATAGTGGAATTATTGTTGACTCTCTGGTGTATTTAGGAAACAACAACAACCTGAGTATAGGGAACTTTATCATTAGCAATAGCAAGGTTAATTTAGATATTTTAGATGAGCGATTTCAGAGATCTAGAATAATTAGTAATGTAGATTGTATGAGGAATCTTAACCTTCCAATCAGCCTGCCAATAATCAATAATAACTCAATAGGAGTATGATGACGCTAAATTTAGAAGATAGTAAAGTAGTTGATGGAGTTACGGTTTATAGATTACTTATAGATGGAAAACCTTGGGGACATATAGAGAGTTTAAAGAATGTAGGGCCAGAGGCTAGGGTTGTAGCAGGGTGTGTAGTTATGGGAAATGCTTATGTAGGTTCAGGGCATATAAGGGGTGATTCTAAGATAAGCGGAAATGTTCAAGTCTTAGGTAACTCTATCATAAACAACTCAACCTTAACTGGGAATGTGCAGGTAGATGGTGAAAGTTTAATAGACAACTCATCAATCTCAGGAAATGTAATAGTAGCTGTAGGAACTAAGGTTGAGGATTCGATAATAGAAGTTGAAGATGGAGCCTTAATACTTTCAGATGATACTTATGTTGGGAATAGTTGGCTTACAAAATCTGGAATCTACACTGAACGTAACATAACTAAAATTAACGAAAAAGAAGAATCATGACAGAAGAAGTATATATAAATCCGGACGAGACTCTAAGATTTATTAAGGAAGAGCCTGAACTTTATAGGGTAGAGATGCTGCCTAAACACGAATTGTATAAAGCGGTTAAGGATAAGTTTGGAGGTAAAGTGGGAGACCCTAAATGTTTGGATTCTAACTCTTGGATAACTTCTGGGGTTCACGTTTCAAGTAGTTCAAGATTACATGGTACACAAATATACTCTAAGGCTAACGGATTATTAAGTCTTGGGTCTGTACATATAACTGATAACTCTACTTTGGTGGATTGTGTTATAGACGCTGGTGAGTATTTTTACAATAAGATCACTCTAAGTAACTTGTCCGGCTTAATAGTAATAGGTACAGCGGAGGAGTTTTCTACAGGGATTGAATTAGGAAGTGTTAGTATGATTGGGTGTATGTCGATTAGTTCAATAGGAGGAAGGCTTGTTAGAATAGTCAATGTAGATGCTTCAGGAGTACTTAGAATAGACTTAGCTCGTAATGATGGATCCGTGGTTGAAATCACAGACTCTATCTTTAATGGGAATATAATATTAGACATAGATGCACCTGATTGGAATTCCCATGTTCATATAAAGGATTGTGGATTTTCAGGTAACTTAATTGTAGACGTAAAAGAAAGCTTAGAGAACAAATGGCAAAAATAGAAATAGACCAGTATGACACTATAGAGTACAGAAACCATAAGGACGAAAACTTAGGTCTCATCTATAGGGTAATTAATAAAGAAACCAAGGAGAAAGGAGGTTATATAAGTTTATCAGTTAGGCTTGGTGGAAATAGTTGGGTAGAAGAAGGAGCTGTTGTATTCCACGTTAATGAGACTAATCCAGGTACCACTTTTAACTTAAACGACACAAGAGTAAAGAGGGGTTCGGTTATTGAGTCACGTAGAGCTTCAGTACTTATTGGTTGTGAGGTAGATGGAGTTTTACATATGGGAGTATCAGAAGACTTTGCACTAAATGACCCCTTGATCCCTATAAAATTAGACAACGTAAGGATTAGAGGAGGAAGTAGCTTAAAATTATTTAGTGGAGGTCTAATTGATGTAATAGATATGTGCTTAGAGAAGGAGGCTATGGTGGAGATTACTGATTTTGAGTCGATAATAATAAATGATGTCTACCTTGATAATTCTGACTTAGGTTTAACTGGACACGATGAGTATGTAACTGGATTAATGATAGATGGGTTTGGGTTATCCTCTGCTTGTCTATTTCAAGGTTTGTCGTTATATAGAGATGTAGTAATTAGTGATGTTCATTTTAGTGGAGAGGTGGATATTAAGTTAGAAGAGAGATTTAGAGATCATGAGATGGGGAACTTACTAATGACGGGAATAAGATATCCAGAAAGCTCTAAAGAAATCAACATAATCCTAGACGAGAAGAACATAATAATAGACAAGATAAGATGAAAAATATAGCAGAGGAATTAAGCAAAGAACTCCCAAAAGAAGCACTCCAACCTATTCCGGGAAAACCATACCTAACTTCAATAAAAGGGATATATGTAACTGAGAGATTTAATGAGGTATTTGGAGTAGGCGGTTGGAGAGTTAAGGTAGAATTTGTGGAGAGAAAAGATGAGGCTGTTGTAGTAAAGGTTATATTTGAAGTTCCAGACAAAGGTATCTACTATGAGTGCTATGGAGGGAATAACAATAAAGACCTTGGAGATGCGTATAAAGGAGCTACAACAGATGCATTAACAAAGATAGGGAGTTATTTAGGAGTAGGTTTAGAAGTGTTTAAAGGTAAGGTAAATCTAATCTCCAATGACGACTTAAAGAGAAAGATTAGCAGCTATAAAACAAAGAATGACTACCAAGAGCTGAAAATGTATTCGTTAACAGACAGTCAGAGGGAGTTTGTAGCATCACAGTTTAATAATTCTAAAAAGTAAAGTTGTGGGAATGTCTAAGGAATACTTTACGCAGCTACAGGACGAGTTTGCAAATAGGGTAGCTATGGTTGAAGAAGGATATTTATCACCACTAGATGCAGCACTTGAGTTTAGAAAGGAGCAGGAGATGTTTGAGGAATTGATAAAGAGTCGTAAGGATTGGTGTAACACTTTTTCAACCCAGATAGCAAATGAAGCAAGTGATTATGGAAGTGACGGGTATAAGGGTTATAAGTTTGAGAGTAGAGTTAATACAAGATATGACTTTACTGACTTAGAAGAGTGGATGGAATTAAATAAGAAACTGAAGGACTATGAGGCTATGTGTAAGGAGAATTATAACAACCCTAGATACAATGGAGAAGAAAAACCTAAAGTAATCCATTCAGACAGACATTTAAGAATCAGTAAAATCAAAGGGTATGGGAAGGATAGAGAAGAATGAAACATGCACACTAAATAATAGTCTCACACTCTACAGATACTATAATGATGATGGAACTACGGGAGGTTGGGTTAGATGTGAAGAGAATGTGGTGGATAGTTATTTAGGAGAAGATGTGCATATAATAAGTGAGGAGGCCAGGGTTATAAATTCATCTATCTACTCTAAATCTATAATACAAAATGATACAGTAATAGAAGGGTGTGGGATAGGTAGGATTAATGTAACTGGAGAGAGTACTGGAATTAGGCTTATAGGCGTTAATTTAATTGAGGTTATGTTTGCCGGTTGTGAGAATGTAAGTATTATTGAGTCTGGTTTTAAGGAAGAGGGGATTAGATTTGTGGATGTTAAAAGTTTCCTAGCTAATAAGTGTAATTTTCTATCTGGCGGTCCTATAAAGAATTGTAAGAATGTTGTACTAGTAGATTGTGAGATTAAAACAGAATTAGATGACGTTAATACTTTTATAGCTGTAGATAGCGAATCAGATAGAGATGGATTATGTACATTTAGTGAAGAGTGGATCAAAGTAATAGTTGAGAATTATGAACACGACTAAGTTTTTAAGGTTACTACTAGAAGATGAAGATGTAGACTTAACCGATGAGGATTTAGATCTTAGTTGGGATGAGGCTTCTTTATTACACTCTGCATTTACTAACTGTTTTATAGATTGGACTAGAGAGGATTTGTTGAGTTGTTTTAATGAGGATACCCAGCTAGTTACAGAGGATGAGTGGACTAACAATTATTTCGTGAAGGGTAAAGGCGAGATCAAATATGGTCCAGTTTTAGATATTAATAGTGTGTTCATGGCGAGTGATGTTACATTTTTAGGGGAGAAATACTATAAAAATGTCTTCTCTAACCTCACTATCATTAATTCTAAAGTTACCATAAGTAATCCTCTCTTATCCAGCTGTTACATCATAGGAGAATCTTCTGAGGTAAGTATAATAAATAAAACAGGGTCATCAGGGCATTGGGGAAGAGAACATTTAGAGTTAGCTTTCTACCAGTCCTCGGATCCCTATAAAGGTTGTAAATTCAATATGACCTCAGAAGTAATGGATGACTACCTAAAAGAGATACACATAACCTTCTTCTCAGACTGTGATAACTCTAAGGTAGTAATAGATCTAGAGAAGTATGTAGGTGTGAAGAAAGTGAATATTAGTTTTGGGGAATTGGCTAGGGATAATATGATAGAGTTAATAAATGTATCAAAAGAAGTAAAAGTGAATGTAGATGGTGATGGAGTGTACAAGAATAAGACCTTAGTGAATGGGAAACTTACTCCTAATCCAATTTATTTAGCGTGTTAGAAGTCATGAAAGATACAATGAATAAAATAGCCTTAGAGTTAGAAGGAGTTAATATGGAGGATGTTATAGGTTTCAACAAGCACCATAGATTCCAAACTGACTATGACTGGGTGAATTTATATGTACTGCAAGTTAGGGGTATAGACTGGAGAAGTGGTAATAGTTTTGTAGAGCGGTGTTTCAAAAAGGCTAAGACTCTAAGGAAATACAAAGGTCTGATGAATATTAACTGGAAGGGAGATTATGAGGTTAGCCAGGACACTAAACCGCTGAATGACTTAGAATTAATTGGATCAGATGCAGCTATTAAGTTTAGTGATTATATACGAGAACGAAAGCTTAGGACAGTTAGTTTAGTTGGTTCAAAGGTGTTAGTTAATCATTTATTCGCAGCGTCTAGGTATGAGATAAGAGAAGGGTCTAACTTAACTGTAGAAGGAGAATTTAAACCAAAGCCGGGGAGTTATAGTGGCTTAGAGGTTACCTTTTCATCTACAAGTGGAATAGTGGGTAGTACCTTTGAGTTAAGTTCTAAGGTGAGAACTGATGTTCAACTGGTTCTAAAGATAACAATGTACAGTTCGAATAATAGAGTGAAATTAGATCTAAGTAAAATTCCAAATGCCCAGGTTAATATTCTGTTTTACAATACATCTGGAGGATCTCATATAGCTAAGGACAACTATGTTAAGATTATTGGAATGAAGAATGAAGGTAAGCTAACTGTAAATACTAACAAAGAAAATTCAAATACAGTAATAATAAATGGAGAAAAATGGACAGAGAAAAGCTGGTTAAGATAGTTTTAGAGAGTGAGGAAGATTTGGATTTAGGGGATATAAGAATGTTGCAAGAAAAAGATATCCCTGATTCCCTCTTCATTACTGAGCTTAACGCATTAGCTGGAGATTTAGATTGGAGCATTGGAAGCCCGGCTAGTGAGTGTTTTGAGGAGAATGAAATAATTAGGTCTCCAGATTCTCCTCTCTATACAGGCTATCATCGAGACACTTCAAGGGAGGTTGTTAGGTTTGTTAACTATAGGGGTGAGTTTAAGGATTCAGTTCTAAAGACGAGAGGTAAGGCAATAGAGTTTAGAGCTTCTGATGTGATTATTCCAAAAGACTTCAATGACTACAAACCGAAAATTAAAACTTGTGGTAGTAAGGTTGTGTCTAATGTGTATGGGGGGGGGGGTTTTACGGAGTGGTTAATAGATTCTAACAGTGATGTGAAAATTGTGAATCTTAGTAAAACTTGGAGTTCAGTTGATAATATTGTGATTTCAGTAATTGGGGATAATTCAGAAGTTTTGTTTAGTAATGAAGTGTCCCTAGAGTTAACTAATATTGAAGTTACTTTGGTTTTATACGTAGAGAATAATAAGGTAGTAATAGACATGAATAACTTTGGAATAAAATCTGGAGTAAATTTAAAGAAGATATCCTTTGCTAAGAATAATGAAGTAACAGTTAGACATATGGTTCCAGAGTTTGTTGTTAAGACCGAAAAGAACTTCACCTACAATAATAACACACTGAAAATAGAAAGAATACATGATGACTAAAGAAGAATTATGTAGAAGGGTTGCAGAGTTAGAGAATGTTGATCTGTTTATTGTAGATGAGATGAAGGCGTACACTGAAAACCTAAATGATGCACTGAAGATTCTAGCTAAGTATAGAGGGGGAGTTGTAGGTAGTTTATTTGGTGAGAATGAGATACTTGTTTTAGATGAAGGGACAAGAGATTGGAAACACTGGAGAGCTTTTAATTATAGGAAGCCGGAGATTTCACTTAAAGATATCGGTTGTAAGTTCTTCTGTTTCTATGGGAGCAATACAGTAATTAAGGATGTATGTTTCAGTGAATTCGTTGCCCTTGGAGTCTATGATAGTAAAATAACCGCTTACCTTAGTGACGAATCTAGAGTCCACCACTATAATCTTGAAATTAACAGTGAACTTAGTATAGTTAATGCTGCTAATCTTATGCCGAATTATATCAGTTTTGCAATGAATGATGAGAGTAAGTTAACCTTCAGATCAAACACTGCACCTTTAGATGACTTTAGACTTGAAATAGAGATCCATAATCACAATGCTCAGGTTGATGTAGATATCACTAAATTCAGAAAGGGGAAAGTGGAGTTGATGATGGAAGGGGAGTGTAAGGGTTGTAAGATAAATATAAAAGCAAAACAACCGTATAAGTCAGTGGGTTTATCGATTAATGGTGATAGTGGAACATGGGAAAATAATGAAATAATAATAAATGGAATCAGACAAAGTAAAAGAGAAGATAATTGAAGCTCTAGCTGAAGATGATGATTTAAATGAGTATGTAGAAATTGTCCGAAATGTGAAAGGTGTAGAGGATTTTGGGGATTTCTTAGAGCGGCTTATAGGTCTCAGTTATTACAAGTTAAATTGGGCAAGGGGTGGACATTTAAGTAGTTGTTTCAAGGAGAATTATAGCTATCTTAACCGCAACCCTAATGATCCTGTAGCTTATTTCTTTAATTATAGTAGGGATATTCCAGAGGCTCTAGTGAAAGAAAGTGGGATTATGAGAGTTAGGGCTTCTGATTTGAAATTTAACTACGATGCAGCGACTCAAGTGAAGTATTTGGATATGTCTTACAGTGAGCTTCAAACTAATAATATTAACCTATCTGAGAAGTATTTGTTTGAAGACGAAGCTGAATGTATTATAGAAAATGAATGTAAGTATCTTTATCACAATAAGCTTTTCTTCGAGTTTATAGGTGGTGGTAATAAATTAAAAGTGAAGTCTAATTGTAAGATTTTCAATAAGCGGGATATAGTTATAATACTAAACGGTCAGGGGAATAAGGTGGACATTAATCTTTCTAGTGGAATCAAGACTATAGAAGTTCAAGTTGAGAATAACAGTAAAGACAATATTGTCCACCTAAACGTTCCTGACCCAGATGATGTTTTTATAATTAAGACCCCGTTTAGTAAGAATAGAAACAAAATAATAGTCAATGATCAGGAGAGATAAGATAATACGAGAGCTACTGCAAGACGATAATTTATATTTGCCTTTTGTTAGGGAGCTTGAGAAGAGAGGTTTTGATTATAGCTTTGCCTCCCTTTTACTTCAAGTTCCAAAATGCGATCTATCCAAAGTTTATCCATATTTTAGCGAGAATTTTGTTACGTGGGAGATTTCTATGGGAGTTCCGAGTAGTATCATGGTTAATCATAACGGGCACATCTCGGATATAACTAAGTTCTTTGCTGAGGATCTTATTAAGTCTGTATCTTCGCTCTACATTCATAATAGTAACCTTCAGAGTATTGGTGGATATAGAAGTTGGTTTATAGAAAATTTCCTGTCAATTAGAGATAGTTACGTAAAGCTCTGGGATCTAAATATTGCAAGGAAAGGTTATTGTTTAGCGGGTGACTGCGAATTAGAGATAGTTAATACCAAACCTGCTATAGCTGCTCACTCACTAGAATTCAGCATAGTAAGATCTAATAATACCCTTAACTTATCTTCCAGTGTCCCAGTTGAGCCTAAAAGTTTTAAGATACTGGTGGACTTTAGGAGTGATTATGTTAAAGATAGTAAAGTAAAAATAGATATGGAGAATTTTAAAGGGTGGGGATTAGAGATTAACTTTAATAGGCACTGTGAAGGTAATGAAGTCAAGATAGTTAATGTTGAGGATGAAAGATATGTAGAGGTTAATTATATTGGTGAAGCTTCAGTTAAAGTAAATAATGTAGTAATGATTAATGGAAAAAGAAAGTTATGAGTTGTATCAGAAATTATTAGAGTGTGAGGATGTGCCTATGAGGGTGATAGGATCGTTAAGTTTGGATGATTACTTTAGATTAGTGGAGGGGATCTTTTCTGCCAAGTGTATGGATTACTTTGGAAATACTGCAGTTTATTCTATGTTTAGGAAGTTCGAGGTAATTAGACAAGATTTATTCAAAGATCAACCCTCATTTATCTTAATCAATCACAGTATCAATAATAAGATTAACCTAAAGGATTACTTAAATATCCCTAGGACTTCCAGCTTTATTAATATTGTAAACAGCACCCTTAATATTGTGAGTGGGGAAAATAAGCTTTTGGTGAGTAATTTGTTCGCTATAGACAGTAAAGTTAATATAGACAACCTAATCTTTTCTGAAGTAGCTTACACCTTACTTAATAGAACTGAGTTAAATATAGATCACAAGAGGAGTTTTCCAATTTGGGGAGTAGTGAGGAATTTTCTAAGGTTTTGGGATGAAGACGACTCTACGTATTACTCCCGCCAGTATAGGATTGTTGGAGATAGTTGTAGTTTGTCCATAAAGTCTAGTGTATATATTGGTAGTAATTGTGACTTCTATTTTCTCATACCAATCTTCTCTTGCAATAATAAGATAAATATCGACTTAACTAATTTCAAGCATGCTGCAGTTAAGGTTAAGTTTTATGACAGTGCGGAAAACAACGAGATTAATATTATAGCAGACCCAAGGAGGGTTACAATAGAAGGTAATGATGGTATTTTTAAACTCGTAAATAAAATAACATTAAACGGAGAAAATTATGAATAGAAAAGAAATAACGAGAGAGCTACTTCAAATGGAAAATCTATATGACAAGTGGCTGGAGAATGCGAAAACGTTAGATAGTGACGGGAGGTTCTTTGAGGAGGTTTTCTATTTACCATTACAGAGTGAGTTTGATATTAAGCACCTCTATAAGTATTTTAATAAGGGAGAACTTCTGATTAGTAAAAAGGAACTCTGGCCGCTAATGCATAAACTTCCTATAGTTACTGAGTCTTATTATGTAGTTAATGGAAAGGGAAATTTTGAAGAAAGAATTGGAAGACATGTAATTTGGGTAGAGCGACTTCATCTGAGTAATTGTAATTTTGATAAACTCTTCCTAAGCTCTAATAAGTATGTGATTGATTTGCTTTTGGGAGATAGTAACCTTAGGATACATAAGTTTGACATGATTAAATCCTCGTGTGTCTTAGGCTACAACTCAAACCTAACTATAGAGAATGAAACCACAGATATAGAGGATAATTTAGTGATGAAGTATTCGATTAATGGAAGACGCTATTTCCCAAACACCCTAAGTATCTCATCTAAAGTTCCTGTTATGTCTAAGTTAAAGTTAAATATCAGAATTGAAGGGGATAATAATACAGTTAAAATAGATCTGAGAAACTTTAAAAATATGTCAGTAGTGATTAGTTTTAGTACAACAGCAGTGGGAAATGAAGTGGAAATTATAGGAGCTAATGAGAAGAACCTAGTAGTAATTGAAAAGGAAACCTCACTGAAAAACAACATATTAATAGAGAGATGAGTAAGTTAAATACAAAACCTATAATAAAGCAGCTTCTTGAGAGTGAGGAGTTTGAGTTGGGTTCATTTAGTGGGTTTAAGGATTCTAAGAGTGATTATGAATTGGTTGAGAGGCTTAAGAATAGATTTGAGACTACAGGTAAGTTTAAGAAGTTATTTGAAGAGAATACAGTGGTTACTAGGTCTTATGATTGGGGGTCTGACTTCCTCTTACTAAACATGCACGGTAAACACAAAGCCTCAGAGGTGGGGATACTTAATGGGAGAAGTGTGGATGTAGGTTATAGTATTGTTGATTTAGAATTGGACCTTAAAGATGACGCTACTTTTACCTCAGATTTGCTAGTTTCTAGTAGTATTCTAAGATTAGACAGATTTGACTTTGTTTCAGCTGCATATTTTGTTTGGTACTATTCAGTCTTAGAGATCAACCAACGTAAGCCTATGAGACCGGGGAAATCTTGGTTTGAGTATAGGTTATTTTGTGATAGTAGCTTAATTATTTCCTCTGAGGTTATGGAGACTGCTAGATGTACTTTTAATATAGAGATTAGAGGGAACGCTGTTATAGTTGACTTAGACTTTACAAACTTACCTAATGCTTCTATTGTGATTATTGGAGGTTCTGGTGAGAGGTTTAATGATTGTGAAATAAAAATAACTCACCCTAATCCCTCAAGAATATCAATAAAAGATTTAAGCCTAATGAAAAATAAAATAGAAATAAATGGACAAGTTAAAATTCCTAAGCATCGTTAGTGAGAAGTGTAGTAGGGAAGAGCTGTTAAAAGTAATGAAACTAAGAGACACACGTACTCCATACTTCTTTGACGATACATACCTACTTACTCGAGACTCCTTAGATTGGGGAACTGACCTGAGAGATTGTTTTGATGCCGGGGAAGAAATTAAGGTGTCAACTCTGTCCAAATATATCATGTATCCCAACTACCGAATATATAACTCAGATAAAATTCTATCAGGTAATGTGCAGATATTTGGTGGTAGTTGTATAATTCATAAAGTTCAAACCAAAGAGATTCCCTACAGCATGAAGTTTATTGGAGCGGATGTTATTTCAGATTCCTTATTTATAGCCTCCAGTAAGTATGTTCTAAAGGGGGCAAGCCTTGGAATAAAGGATAAGGCATCTAAGTGGACAGATTTTAGGCATGTGGTATCTTTTAAATTCGAGGTAGGAAAACCAAGTAATCTTTATGTTGACTCTGATGTTGAGAATAGTGTGACAGAGAAGATAATAATCGTAGTTAGAAGTTCTGGAAATGAATCTACAATCGACCTCGAGAAGTTTACAGCAATGACTGAAGTTACAATAGAGTTTGAAGACGGAGTTGTAGGTAATTATTTAGAGTTTACAGGGGTTTCAGATAGGATTAATTTTAAAGTTAGTGGAGATGTTGGACAAAATAAACTAAGAGTAAGTGGATAGAGAAAAGTTATATAAAGCATTACTAGAGGACGAAGCATTTAAAAGTAGTTCTCTAGATGTCCTCACTAAACATATACAAAACGCTCACCCTAGTGTAATTGTTAACTTTATTTCGAGAGATCCAGTTGATTTTAGATTAGGTGGGAAGATAAGTAGGTGTTTTGAGTGGGATGAAGAGCTTAGTGAGTATGGAAGTGAGGTTAAGTATTTTGCTAAGGTTACGAGTAATAATTATGCAATATTCAACACTAGACAGATTAAGTATTTCTCCAGTAAGTTTAGGCTAAAGGATGGATTTCAAGGATTGTACTCAGTGAAGAATGTTGACTTATATGGATCTCAATTAGTAACTACAACTCCACCTTCTATAACATGTCTCTCACTAGAAAGTTACTCTAAGGCAGTTATTAATTTAAAAGAGCGAAGTAGGTATGGTGGGGTTGAGTTAAGTGAAATATCTTTAAAGGGAACCGAAACTGAGTTGAATCTAGAAGCTGAGGTGGAGGATGAAGTTAGAGGAGGAAATTTTTACTTAAGGATTACCGGGGAGAATAGTAGAGTTGAATTAGATCTTAGAAAATTAAAAATAGATAAACTCGAGGTATTCTTTAATCACTCAGGCCCTAACCATTATATTCACCTAAAAGTAAGTCCGGATACTATAGTTAACTTTGGATTTTGGAATGGTGATCCTAAAGGTGTGAAGGTTATTGTTGAAGGTGGTATAGTGAATGCAAGTGAGTTAATTAATAGTGGGGTGGAGTATGAACAGAAATAAGTTGATGAGAGCATTGATGGAGAATGAAGAGTTGAGTTATGAGGATTTAGCTGAGATTTATAAATACGAAGATTGTTCTCCTAAACCAGACTCCTTTGTTCGTTATTTATCTAAGTTTCATTCAGTTGATTTTAGGTTAGGAAGTGCAGTTAGTGAGTGTTTTAGTGATGGTGAAATATTAAGTGGGGAGTTTCAATCTGAGTGGTGTTTAGCAAGAGTGATTAGTGATGCATATGTTATCCCTTTTAAAGATGAGATTACTTTTTATTCCAGTGTATTTACCTTAGATCCAGACAATCAAAGTAAACATCCTATTGAAAACATTGAGCTAAACGGATCTGAGTTAACTACAATAATTCCACCACCTACCTCAGAGTTAATATTAAAAGACTACTCTAAAGTAAACCTGAACTTAACTAAAAAGAGTAGAGGTAGTATGCATTTATATCGTGTTTTAGTAGAGGGTAGTAATTCTGAGGTTTTTATGAAGGCTGGAGTTGCAGATAAAGTTAAAGAAGGTGAATTTGTGGTTAGAGTTACAGGAGGAAGCAATAATAAAATAGAATTAGACCTTAGAAACTTAAAAATAAAACTCTTCAAACTCTACTTTCACAGATCTGGAATTAATAACTATATACATGTGAAGCTAAATAAAAACACTGACGTTAAATCGATGTACTTAGATTGTGAGACGGAAGGAGTTAAGATTATTATAGAAGGTGGAAAGGATATAGATGTGTATGATTTAGTGGATAACAAGGTAGACTATGAGGTGACATGAATAGAAAGAAATTAATTAAGACCCTACTTGAACATGAAGAGAATTTAGATTTAGACGACTTGAAAAACCTTAATAGTTCCCTCCATGACTTTGATTTCTTAACTAGGGTCGATGCAGAGTGTCAGGAGTTAGATTGGGAGAGAGGTGGATTTTTAAGTAAGTGTTTTAGTAGGAATGAGGTTTTGCATGTACGTGGTGGTTTCTTTATGAGTGGTAATTCCTTAAGAGGTCATCACTATAAAACAATAAGACTGATCAACTATAGAGGCAAACTTCCAAGTGACTTAGTGGAGCGTAATGATGAGAGTTTGGATATTAGGGCTTCAGAGGTGGATCTTGAGAAGTGTAGAGATTATATCCGGTCTATTATAGTTAGGGGAAGTAAGGTTGAATCAGATACTACTAACAAAACAGGACTATGGATGATAGATTCTAAGAGTGATGTTAAAATTGTTTCTAGATCTGACCACCCTCCTATGCAAACGGTTCTAATAAAAGTAATGGGAGACAATTCATCTATCTTATTCGGCTCAACGGTTAAAAGAAAAGAAGCCCAGTGTGTTAATATTGAGATCTTCGGGAATAATAATAAAATAGGAATCGATCTGGATAACTTTGGAGATAAGTCTAGAGTTGAGCTTAGATCTTTGCACTCAGCTGAGGGAAACAAGATAGTAATTAGAGGAGTTAGACCAGATTTGATTTATGCAGGCGAAGGAGTAGAATATGAAATTAGATAATACAAAGCGAACTGAGATTATTAAAAGACTCTATGAAGAAGATCACCCAATTGAAAGAGTTAATCAAATTAAAAATTATACGGACGAGTGGAATGATCTTGGATTTTTAAAGAGTCTAGTTAACTTGGTGAATCTTGATTGGAGACCTAATAGTTGGATTTCTGGTATGTTTAAAGATCAGCAGGTATTTGAAGGGGAGGATATGTGGTGTATCGATGAGCTTATTATAGTTAATGCAAAAGGTACTCAGGTGTTCAAGTTCTATGACAAATTTAAAAGAATAACCTTCCTCTGTTCCGACTTTGAAACTACAACTACATATGGAAATAAGAAAGTAAATAAAGTTATGCTCTATGGGTCAACTCTAGGGACTAACAACTATATCCCGGTAGAATCTCTAGAATTACACTCAAACTCAGAATTAAATATAGATATAGCTGAAGAGAACACTCCTTGGTCACTTGGGTATGTTAACTCTTGGGAAGGTGGTAAAATTAATGTAAGGAGTAGTGTAAGAGTTGATGTAAATGGTTTCAAGGTGTTTTTACATAGAGCTTCAAATGAGGTGGACTTAGACTTAACTAACTTCAACTTCACTGGGTCATTTAGGATATCTTTTGTAGGGGAAGGGAGTAGTAATAATAAGGTAAAAGTAAAGTTGAACTCAGGGACTCGGTTTGTAGTTGATGCACTTGATATGGGAGAAGGAAATGAATTAACTATAGAAGGAGGTAGAATTGATGAACACTTAAGTAAAATAGGAGAAAAGTTAAAATATGAATGGAGAGGATAAGAAAAATTATATAGAGTTGTATACAGACGGCAGCTATGATATGAAAAAGAAAAGAGGTGGCTGGGGCTGTTATATGGAACTGAATTTTAGTAAGAAAGGGTATAAGAGGCTATATGGAAAAGAGGAAGGAACTACTATTAACAGATTAGAACTCTTGGCTGCCATTAATGGACTTGAATATCTAACAAAGCATAGGTTCAATAAATTCCCAACCACCCTCTACACCGATTCCCAATATGTAGTAGATGAGATAAACCACAGCAGCAATTTGGATTTATGGGAGAAGTATGAAGAACTAAAGGAAGGTTTTGAGGATTTGAAGATAGAGTGGATGAAAGGACATGAGGAGGAGAAAAATGGAAACACTATCGCTCACTACCTCAGTAAAAAATACAAATACGACGAAAATGACAAAAAGAAAAAACAATTATGAAAGGATGCCTTAGTGAATTCGGGAGGTTTATCTTATTCTTGGCTTGTGTTGTACTATTTGCAGCTATAACAGGAACTAAAGTAAACCTAATGATGTCAGCCCTATGTTATCCATTGATTAGGTTAATTGGGTTGAAACTTTGGGGAGAAAATAACAATAAAAATGAGTAGTATATGGAGAAATTTGAGTTTGAGATTTGGAATGTACCTGATACTAAAATAGGTCAGCTGCAGAGTGTAATCTTAGAGAAATGTCCTACCTTAGCTGAGAACTTAACGGGAGATTTTAGTAAGGGAGAGTTTGAAGCTGACTGGAATGACCTTAAGAGATTAGATGAGTTAACTGAGCTGTCTAATTATTTTTATGAAGCTGAGATTAGAGTTAAAGTTACAAATGCTAAAGGATACTTTTGGATTGAAAGCTATCATGATGGAATTTTTGAAGAGTATGATGATTAAAGATGACAACCTCAGATTCCACTTATTCTTCAAAGGGATTAACGGAAGGAATATTATGAAGTCAGTTGAAGAGTTGTGTCCAGTTTTGTTTGGTAATTTAACTGACAATTTGACACTAAATGATGACAGCAAGATTTACTTCAGAGATTCGAGTTGGACTTTTGGAGTTAGGCTTAAGGAGATTCAAGGGTTGTGCAATAAAGAGGGTATCGAAGTTCTAGTTATTTGTTTGTGGGGAGCTGAGCATAGAACTATTAAAGATATGAGTAGGACTATGTTTCACTGGTTTAAAAAGAAATAAGAATTAACCAATCAATTAAAGTTTATAGATTATGGGATCAATTTTTAGAATAGCAGGGTTTATAGCTATGACAGTTATTGGAATTTTAGGATTGAAGAAAGAAGGAGTAATAGAATTTGATATTAAGAAGGTTTTCGATCTATTTAAGTAGTCATAGGTTATTCTAAATCCAAAACTAGAAAAATTAACTTTGAGAGTAATAAGGAAGGATTATAAAAAGTTAAACAGTTTACGGAAAGGCTAGTTTTAATAAGGGTTAACAATAAAGCGCCCCATGTTAAAACTATAAACCTAAGATAATGTTGAGAGTTAGTTTACTTTTTAGTTGAGTTTATATTAAATTTTAGGATTAGCTCATTTAAGGCTTATTTTAGCTAAGATCTATTTTTAGTAAGGTAATTATACTAGCTAGAAAAGATAATCGATTTTTAATAGGTTTATGAGCTTAACTTAAGTTTATTCTGGCGGGGTCGATAAGATCCCCGCCAAGTTCAACAAAAAAGATTATAATAAAGAAAGTTTA